TCTTTTCAGACTTACAAAGCTGTATGCTTAATCCCCCAGGTTTATCGGGTGAGCCGAAGCCCACCCTTCTCTACTTCTACCATAGAGGACGTAAGTAGCTGAAAAGCGAAAATGGATTAGAAATTTTCATTCTAATCCATTTTCGCTTTTGGAGGTTCCTGGCGGATTTTGTTAAAGCTTGAGCCTCAATTTATATAACATTGCTTTGTTCTACTTTTGTTCGATTGAGATACTTTATTGGCTTTCTATTTAACCAAATTGTCATCCTCTTTTTGAGAGAGCAGAATCTGAATAGTTCTTTCTTTCTCTTCTAAAATTTTTTTTAGATATATATTTTCCTGGTATAAACTCATGGTTTCATTTTCATCTTGCACTGTTTCTTCCTTTTGGGGAGTATCCCACTTTACATCCCTATCAAAAAAGTAATCAATCGGAAGTTGAAAAAAGTCAGCTATTTTTTCTAGATTGCCCGCTCGGACATTGCTTCCTTTAATTATACTATCTAATCCTACAGGAGTTATATCAAGGTAATCATATAAATCCTTTTTCTTTTTTCTCCTTTCAATTAGTAAATCGGTGATTCTTTGACCTTTAAACATATTGTTATTTATATTGATTCTAAATATATAATATATACATTAAATAGTTTAATATATTCTTTGTATTATGCAATAAATACCTTAAGTTTGCGATATAAATTTAAAACTAAAAATTAGATTGACAATGGAAAAAGAAGGAAAAATAAAAAAAATGGGGCCTAGGGACCAATTTGGTTTATTATCCAAGGATGACAAAGTTAAGTTTCGCGATGAATATCTTCTGATGACAGGTATGCCTTATCCAACCTTTTATCAGAAATTGCAAAATGATGGTTTTCGCCCATTAGAATTGCGGGCTTTTAATGACATGATTCAATATTACATTTCAAATCATAATAACTAAAGCATTACAGATAATATCCCAAATCCCTTCTGTCAAACATAGAAGAGATTATATAAATCATTTCCGGCAGTCGAAGCCCTTGGAAGGAATTTTCTTTACGGACTTTATGCAGGATATTGTTGAAAGGAGATTACGGCGAAAGTCGGAGCACTATCCAGCTGTTTATGATGCGATAATAGGTCATATCAACAGATTTTCTCAATTATATGATTGTGACATATACACTAATTCTGTCACAGAAGAGTTCCTTGACGATTTTATCATTTATCTCCAAAATGAGGGTCTAAGACATAATACTATTGTAGGGTATGTACAAAAAATACAATCTATGGTTCGTAAAGCCTCACAATATAATTATGCAGTGGATACCACATACGATGAAATAAATATGCATGAAGAGGAATCACATGCTGTTTTTTTAAGTATGAATGAGATTGCTCGTATATACTATTATAAATTTATCCATCAGGATAAACGTAGGGCGCGTGAACGTATCAGAGATTTGTTTGTAGTGGGATGTCTTACAGCTCTTCGTTATTCTGATTATTCAACTCTGACAAAGGATAATTTTCAGGATGGCTTCATAATAAAGCGCACAAAGAAAACTAATGTGACGGTCAGGGTTCCAATGCATGATTATGTTCGTGAGATTATAGCTAAATATGATGGGGATATTCCTAGTGGACTTTGTATACAGTATTTTAATAAATATTTAAAGGTAATAATGAAGGAGATAGGGCTAACAGATAAGATTACGTATTCCTATACTGTAGGGGGATTTTTAAAAACCGTAACAAAGGAAAAGTGGGAATTGATAAGCAGTCATACGGCAAGAAGGAGTGCAGCTACAAATTTATATATGACAGGGAGAATGAAAACATTGGAGATTATGAAACTTACTGGTCATCGTAGTGAGCAAAACTTTTTTCGGTATATCCGGCTCACTCAGGATGATACAGCAAGGTCGATCAGCGGAGATAATTTTTGGAAAAAATAAGTTTTAAAGATAGAAGAGTACAGTTTAGGTAAGCCGCCTTAATCTGCGAAGACGGAAACGGCGAATTTGGGTAATTGGTCTAATGGTAAGATGGACGATTATGTTTGTAGGATAAAGGTTCGAATCCTTTATTACCCACTATTAGTATAGAATAATCAAAATGAGATAAAAATGATTAGAGCAAGATTTTTTGTAGAAAAGAAAAAATGTGATGGAGATTATCGTCCATTAATATGGCCCATTCAATACCCATACTGGTGTACAGGTGAGAATGACAGATTTTTTATTTTAGTCGCTTATGTTAATGACATAGATGAACTGATGAACTTATGGCCAGAAGCATCTGATGTTTACATTGAAGAAGTGGATAAGATATTCTTCTCTGATAGGTTTCCGAAGCCTGATTGGTACAAAGAGGATTAATTCAAATCGAGATAGAAATGAACAAGAAAGAGCAGCAAGCAATAGACTTCCTTCGCAGTATGGAACGTGACGATCTGCTATCACTCGGATTCTCAGGAGGTAAGGATAGTGTAGTTATACTTGACCTAGCTGAACGTGCAGGCATTAAGTATAATGCGATCTACGCTAACACCACAGTAGATCCACCGGGCACGATTAGCTTTATAAAGAGACACTATCCGCAAGTGAGGATAATACACCCTGAAAAGTCATTCTTTCAGTTAGTTGAAGAAAAAGGACTTCCTTCACGGCTCCGACGATTCTGTTGTGAAAGACTGAAAGAAAGATATGGTATCGGCAAACGTAGTATTGAAGGAATGAGAGCTGCCGAAAGTAGAAATCGAAAAGATTATGAGCCGGAGCAGTGTGATACAAGAAAATGGATGAAAGGCGCAAAGCATATTCTTTCTATCCTCACATGGACAGAAGAAGATGTTTGGAGCTATATCCGAAAATACGGATTACCATATTCAAAGTATTATGATGCTCCATATAATTTGAGCCGTCACGGTTGTGTCGGCTGTCCTCTCTGCAATTACAAGCAGATGCAATTAGAGTTTAAGATGTTTCCCGGTTATGCTCAAAGTGTGATAATAGCCGTTGAAAGATATATGAACACTCACCCTAATGGGTTTCTTGCTCGCAACTTTGCAGACGGTTATGAAGCTTTCTATTACTACATCAACGAAATACCTATTGCGGATTTTCATGAGCAAAAGAAAGGGTTATTCAGATTTAGCGCAAGGGAAATTATTCGAAGAGAAATTTTAAATCAATTAACGTAATACGAGATAGAAATGAGTGAAACAAAAATAATATTAGATGCCTGTTGTGGCAGTAGGATGTTTTGGTTTGACAAAGAAAACCCTTTGGCTTTGTTTGCTGACATTAGGGACGAAGAATACATTCTTTGTGATGGGCGAAATCTGAAAGTCCACCCAGACATCGTATCGGACTTTACCGATATGCCGTTTTTGGATAAATCCTTTAAACTGGTAGTGTTTGATCCACCCCATTTGCTAAAGGTTGGTAAAAATAGTTGGTTAGCCAAGAAGTATGGTAAACTTCCTGAAGATTGGCCAAGGGTGATAAAAAAGGGAATTGATGAATGCTTTCGTGTTCTGGATGACTACGGAGTTCTGATTTTCAAATGGAATGAGGATCAGATAACAGTTAGGGAAGTATTGAGTGCCATCAATCGGCAACCACTCTTCGGCCATACTACTGGAAGACATGGAAAGACTATGTGGATGTGTTTTATGAAACTGCCAATTAACTAATAACGGTATAGATATGAGTGAATTATATATACCGCCTGAGCGATTTGAGAGAGACTTTATTACCGGACGATTTTTAAAAGGTTGTGTTTCTCGCAACAAGGGTCGTAAAATGGTTTATCATTCAAAACGTTCCAAGGCCAGAAGTATAAAAAATCTGTCTAAAGGACGTGGGGCTTGGCATAAGACTGGTGCAGGCATGAATAAAAAGAGCGTTGTTTTGATAAAGGATGAGAAATTATGTGGAGTATTCCCTTCGATACAAACGGCTGGTAAGATGATTGGCGTGGCTCCTTCTTTGATCAGTGCTATATGTCGGAAAGTGAGAGGCAAACATACGGCTAATGGATACAGATGTTTTTTCGAAGATAGCAATGATTGGTATAATTTAATTAAACAAGATTATGAATAATGACAGGCAGAAGATATTAACTGATTATATTTCCTACTTATACACAACAGGCAGGACTTATGATACTGTCGGGAAATATATCAAGCATGTCACGGATTTTTTAGAGATGACCAAAGAAGTGAGCCGCCGTGGTTATTTGAATTACAAGCGTGAAAATGCAGATGTCATGGTGCGTCATTCCATAATGTGCTCAGCTATATGCGATCTATTATCCTTTCTCAACATCGGATATAGAAAAAGGGAAAAGGCGGTGAAACCTTTGGAAAAACTTGATGTCATTTTGGATAAGAACAAGAAACAACTTAATGATTTCATTGTATGGCTGACCGACAACAATGATTACTCTTCTCATACAGTTGATATATATTACACATCAATGAAGAAGTATTTCGAGTATGCCAATGAGGTAAACATGGATAATTGCAGGAGGTTTATAACAAGTCTTGAAGAAGAAAAATTATCTCCCGCTACCATCCGTTTGCGAATTACAGCAATCGAAAGATTTTCTAAATGGCTGAAGAAGCCTATAGAACTGAAGCGTCCCAAAATAAAGCGCAAGCTTGATGTGAACAATGTGCCGACCGAAGAGGAATATAACCGGCTGTTGGAATATCTCAAGGGAAAAAACAATAAGGATTACTATTTCTTTATTAAGGTTTTGGGTACAACAGGTGCCCGTCTGTCGGAATTCCAGCAGTTTACGTGGGAGGATATAGCAATTGGCGAGGTTGTTTTGAAAGGGAAAGGAAACAAGTATCGGCGTTTCTTTTTCCAGAAGCAATTACAACAGGAGGTGAAGGACTATATAAAGGAGACAGGCAAGTCCGGTACTCTTGCTGTCGGGAGATACGGACCGTTGACTCAGAGAGGTTTTTCACAACACCTGAAAGCATGGGGAAAACATTGCGGCATCGATTCAAAGAAGATGCACGCACACGCCTTTCGCCATTTTTTCGCTAAGATGTTCCTTAAAAAAAACAAAGATGTAATTCAACTCGCTGACCTTTTAGGCCATGGGAGTGTAGACACAACTAGAATTTATTTGCAGAAAAGTTATGACGAACAAAAAAAAGATTTTAATCGAAACGTTACATGGTAGTGTTGCGCAACTCAATGAACTGTCATCCATGACCGAAGGGATAGACATCTATGACGATACCGGGCATGTTGACACCGATTTCTTGATCGAAGCGATATCTTGCGTCAGTGTCTTCATGGACGCAAGCAACATAGTTGTTCAAAAAATATCTTCACTGTTAGCCCCTGACGCCCCGGTTGGGGAAAAGAAGAAACAGGCTGACGAAGGCAAAAAATGGAATGTGGAAGAAATACTGAAACATTGTACTCTTGAGAACAATATCCTCAAACTTCCTCAAGTTCAATTCAATAAAAAATCTTATGCCGAAGCAAAGAAGTGGATAGAAGAAGCCGGCGGCTCATGGCAAGGTGGGAAGATACAGGGGTTCACATTCCCGTTTAATCCGGAGCGTGTGTTTTCCATGCTGAAAGAGGGTAAACGGTGCAACCTACAGCAGGATTACCAGTTTTTTGAAACTCCGGCCGATGTTGCCGACTGGCTGGTTATGCTTGCCGGAGGGATATATGAGGATGATACGGTACTGGAGCCGAGTGCCGGCCGCGGTGCTCTCGTTAAAGCCATTCATAGGGCTTGTCCTTCTGTAACAGTAGAATGCTATGAACTGATGCCGGAAAACAGAGAATTTCTTCATACCCTTAGCAACGTAATATTGCTTGATGAAGACTTTACCAAAGACAGTGTAGGTAGTTACACTAAGATTATTGCAAATCCTCCGTTTTCCGGTAATCAGGATATAGAGCATGTCAGGCTTATGTATGATCGATTGGAAGAAGGCGGCACGCTTGCAGCAATAACTAGCCAACACTGGAAATTCGCTTCGGAAAAGAAATGTATTGATTTCCGCAACTGGCTGAAAGAAGTACATGGAGAAGTGTTTGAAATCAGCGCAGGCGAGTTTAAAGAGAGTGGCACTTCTATTAGTACAATGGCGGTAGTTATAAAAAAATAATTCAAAATAGAAAAAAAATGATAAGGCTTAGAAGATATAAACAACAAGATACATGGTTGTCTCACTTATGTTTGGATGCTCCAATAGGAGAGGCGTTATGTGTAGGATCGGGTTATTGTAAGAGATCATGTCTTCATTTCAAAGGAACAATAAATATTCTTGGATTAAGATTTGTAAAATGTAGAAAATAGTACACATGAATATTATAGTTAGTTATGTATTCACTTTTCTATGTGGGTGCATATTTACGATACTTGGAATTATTTATTTGGCAAGCAAAGGACCTAAATAATAAATTAATATGCTGAAACTAAATGATATAGAATTTTATAACACTCCTTCTGGAGGTGTTATGGTATCTGTTGAAGGGCAGGAGGCTTTTATTTTATTGCCTACCCACTATGACTTGATATCCATTTTGCATGATTATATTATGCAAAACTATCATGGAGCCTATCTGGCATTATCTTCCCTATATAAAGGGAGTGCTCAGAATCCTTCTTACTATCGTTATCGGATTGTAAGCCGTTTTGCCCGATGTAATTTTGGAGAATACGAAACCAATGTGGTTGATATAAGTAAACACACGTTCCATTTTGAGCAGGTTCATTGTCCATTACGTGGCGCTGGTGATTGTCAATTGGAAAATGTTGTCTGTCATCCTCAGTATACTTTGCCTTTGACAAAACAGCAGATTAATATCTTCCGTATGTATGCGGATGGACTTAATACCGAACAGATTGCCAAAAAACTTTCTCTTTCGACTAATACGATTGACCGTCACCGTTCTGATATACAATCTAAGCTTGATCTTCATTCCATTACAGAGATGATACTATTCTGGATTAACAATAATTTAAAATAACAATTATGTATTATTCAAATACTTTTGAAGCTGCAATGATTATATGTGGCTATCACCTTTATCGCCTTTTTTACACAGACCGTGCGCGTTATATACGTAAGGCTGAAGGATTTATTCGCATCCGTAGCAAACGTGTGATTGATGGTAAGGTCAAGCGTGTCAAACGTCAGATCCGTGTGCGTTGGGATGCTGCCGGTATCTGTTTTCGTGCCAGTGATAACCAGCGTCTTCCGCAGTATGATCTGCCTCTCAAGGCTGTTCAGAATAAAGGATACGATATAAAATCAGGTCAGTTATGTATGTAGATGTAGATCATTCAGGGCTTTTTTCCATAATGGAACTTACCCCTAACGAATTGTACGTTATCAGCGAGGCAATTGTGTGTTATTCTCGGATACAGGATATATCTGCTGATAGTCAGGAGATATCTCGTAGGATAGCAACAGCAATCAGCCGGGAATATGATACAGGCAAGACAACACGTCCTGTTGAAAAAAACAGTAGTAAATGAATTTATCATCAAAGTATTATGATTTTATCCGATAAATCTCAAGGGGTGGACTTCTCTTCATTTCGTCTGCCGGATAATTATGGAGAATGGATACTTGATACCATCCATGACATGGGTTTAAAAGAATATACCGAATACGAAGGTAAGGTGTTTTCCGCACTTGACGGTTTACGTGAAGGAAGATGCTTTGATGTCACCCTAGTCCAGGAAGATATGCGTGAAATATTCATCAGGATATGTTGCTTGTATATCCATGATCATCCGCAGGTAGTTTTTAATGATACATATACCCGAATTTATAAACAGGAAAAATATGAACCAGGGAAGTTGGACCAACGCAGAAAAAAGATTTGTCCGCGATAACGCTGGAAAGCTGACTGTAGAGGAAATGGCCTGTCGTATAGGCCGTACTTCTAGCGCAGTCAAAATGTTTCTGATCAGAAACCGGATAGCGGTAGGAACTCAGATTAAGCGGAACATCTTACAGGAAATTTTGAAAATCAAGTTCGTGCACCCGGAGTACTTTAAGCCTACCCGTGCCTTTTATAAGGCGGTAGGTATGTCGCAAATACACTTTTGGGATTTATATTATGGCCGTGTACAAATTACAGAGCCGGAATATGTAGCAATAACCACGCACCTAGAAATTACCCTACAGGAAGCATTCGAGGCGCGGCAATTAAACCTCTTTGAAGGAGAAATAACAGATGAGCAAAATAAGTCAGAATAGCATAGATAAAGTCAAAGCAGCAGTTGATATCGTAGATGTGATATCCTCATTTGTCAGACTGGAGAAAAAAGGACCGGGGTATGTCGGAGTATGTCCGTTTCATAACGATCGTCATCCGTCCATGCGCGTTACTCCATCCCGTCAGATATACAAATGTTTTGTATGCGGAGCAGGAGGGGATGTGTTTGATTTTTTGATAAGACATGAAAACATGTCATTTACAGAAGCTGTATTATGGTGCGCCCGGCGTGCGGGTATACAGGTAGAAGAAACCGAAGTGACCAAAGAGGAGTTGGAAGTACGGAAACATCGTGAAACATTATATATAACAATGGATGCCGCCACCAATTTTTTTCAGTCCCAGCTTCCTTCGGCCGGAGCCTATTTGAAAGAGCGCGGCTACTCTTTGGATAATGGAATTTTGAAAACGTTCCGTATCGGATACGCGCCACAGGGTAACAAGGCTTATTCCCATCTCACTTCATCCGGATATATGACACAAAATCTTGTTGAGGTTAATGTAGTGGCTAAAGGGGATTATGATTATTACGATGTATTCCGTGACCGTATAGTTTTTCCATTTCTAGACATGCAGGGTAGACCGGTGGCATATAGTGGCCGCATAGTAACTCCCAACAAGAAGGTAGGGAAATATGTCAATACTACTGACACACCGCTATTTCATAAAGGAAAACACCTTTTCGGACTGTATCAGGCTTATCGTTTCATTAGCCAGGTGGGCTATGTGTATCTGGTGGAAGGGCAGTTCGATGTCATGAGCCTGTACGCAGCAGGTGTGAAAAACGTTGTTGCCGGTTCGGGAACGGCTCTGACAGAGGATCAGGTGAAATTGATTTCCCGTTATAGCAACAAAGTCGTACTGGTATACGATGATGATGAAGCGGGTATCAAGGCATCCATGAAAAATTGTGAGACAATGCTTCGTGCAGGGCTTAACATTAATTGTGTACGTCTTCCTCAGGGTAAAGATCCGGATGATCTGGCCATGGAGAAAAAAGAGCAGACTTTGGCATGGCTGAATAATAATACGGCCAGTTTTGTAACTTATTTCTGTAACATATTTCTTCCGGAGAAAATAGAGGATCCGGTAGAGAAAGAAGAAAGATTGGCATCTGTCTGTCGGTTAGTGGCATGTGTGGAATCAGAAACTCTCCGTATGGATTATACCAGGAACCTGGCACGTCGGTTCTCACAAGAACCGGATGTAGTAGACCGTAAGATTCGTCAGATGCGTTCCAATATGCCGGAAGCTCCAACAGTTGAGACACTAAAACCGGGTGTATATGGTCTTGATGTACTCCCGGCTTTAGTGACGGAGCGTACCAGCATTCATATATCAGCATCTTTTGATGAATTCTTGGAAAATTATGAGACGGTGCCTCAGATATATTTTCATGACAGTCTGTCTATGGAAGATATTCAGAAGGTACGCCGTGATTGCCAGTTGCTGGATGTGTCCGCTGATGTTCTTGTAATTTCTGCTACAGGGGAGGAGAGTACCACTATGGCAGCTTTGGCCGACTGCTATAGAAATGGAGTCACTAACATTTCCGTACTTGTTCCGGGAAGCGATATCGCGTCTATCAACAAGAAAAAACAGTCAGACGATTATATTGAGGAGGAACAGCCGGATGAGGAATGGATATTCATCAATGCCTATGTTTTTAAGTATAACCAGTTCCTTAATCGCTATAAGCCGGTAGACCGTACACCTTACCTTCAGCGTTGTGCCGATCTGATAGCCTGTACTGAAGAATCCGTTCGTATTGTCAACTTCAGTAAGTTTACAACATGGATGGAGTTAACCAAGACCGATTTAAATACATTGCTGAAACCGTACTTGGCAAAGCGAAAATCAAGGGTTGCTATCAACGCACAGCGTGATGATCAGGAAGAAGGGTTCTATGATCCCGATATCATTCCTGATTATGTCGAATCGAATCCCGTATATCAAAAGATGCTGGATGATTACCAGTTCTATCCCCGTCTGAACCGTAACGGGGAACCTGTGGCTTATATCTTTACGAATAATAAGCAGGGAGGTACTTTGGTGGGAGATTTTTTTATGGAACCGCTAATTCATATTGTCAGTGACAAGGATGAGGACAATAAACGTATAGTGCGTATCAATCGCCGATATTATAAGAAACCTATTTATCTGGAAGCACCTTCCAAATGCTTTCTTAAAAAATCAACCATTGAGGAAAGACTGATCATGCTGGAAGCTGTCAACTTCAGCAATGGAGAAGAAAAGCATTGGACAAAGATCCGCGAATGGATGTCCCGTAATTTTGTGTCCTGTAAAGAAGTCCGTACTTATGGGAACCAGCAGCCCGACGGATTCAGCCGGGACCAGTCCACTATGTTCTTTGCATTTGCCAATGGTATATACCATGAGCAGGACGGACAGTATCGTTTTGACCCTGTCAACGAACTGGGTGTGGCAACTCATAACAACGAAAACTGGTATCTGCCGGCTTTCTCCCAATTATATATGAATTCAGATATGAAAGAGAAATATGAAGTAATCAGTAACCTGCTTTATAAGGACATACCTGTTGAGAAACAGTGCACGTTTCAACGATGGGCGGATCTGATGAACCGGGTGTATCAGCTTAATGATAATGGGAAATGGGCTATCATGTTTGCTTTGATGTGCCCGTTCCGAAGTAATATCCATTGCATAGACCGTTTGTTTACAGCTCCATTTTTCATGGGGCCTATGTCTTCCGGAAAGACACAGATTGCAGTCAGCATCCGGTCGCTGTTTATGAATCCGAAGGTTCCATTGACCAATCTTCCTTCTACTACTTACGCAGGTCTGTCTTCCATGCTGGCCATGTTTCGTGACGTTCCTGTTGTTTTAGACGAGTATAACAACAAGGAAATAGAGGATAAGGTGTTTCAGTTTTTGAAAACCGCCGTATATGACGGTGATGGAAGACAGAAGCGGAAAGGAACTACGGGAAAGGAAATAGAGGTTGAGAAGATATATGCTCCCATTATTATTTGCGGTCAGGAAACACCGCAGCGGGATGATAATTCGTTGATGTCCCGTATCATTGTGTGCGAGGTGCCAAAACCTGCCAAGGAACGTACTCAGGAAGAGGTGAACTTGTTCAATGAATTGAAAGATATAGAGGAACGTGGTTTGTGCAATGTGCTGCTGGAGATACTGAAGCTTCGTCCTTTGGTAATGGACAATATCCGCAGGCTTAAAACTGAATGTTACAAGGAGCTGAAATCGCAGATGCTGGCTCATGGTGAGATAGACCGTCTGATGAAGACAGCCTCTCTGTTTCTTGCCATGTGCCGTTTGGTGGAAGAATATACGGATCTGAAACTGCCATTTACATACAAGGAGTTTTTCAAAATAGCTTGCGACAAAATTCAGTTCCAGGTGGATCTGATTTCACGTACAGACAAGCTGGCTACATTCTTCAAGGCCATGGATGTTATGATAGATACCAAGGCATTGGTTCCGGGCCGTGACTTTGATTTCGATTATCCTCCTAAGCTTACTCTGATCGGACCGGGGAAATCATCTGTTTCTTATCCTGTGCCTGACGGAACGTGTGTCATGTATATCCGACTATCTGTGATTTATGCCCAGTATGACCGCAGTTCCTTTAACCGGGAACAGTCTAGTCAGTCTACCATTGAGCAGAATCTTCGTTCCAATGCCTGTTATATAGGTCCTATAGCAGCTCATCGTTTCAATTGGAAGGAAACGGAAGAAGTACCCCGTGGAGAACTGGAGAATGAAGGCAAGGATATTCCGGAAGAATATATAGCCCAAGGCAACGATACCATGATGGTGCGCCGTGTCAAATCTCTGAATAAGAATACAAGCTGCATCGCATTGAATTACGATATACTGGCCTCTATGTATGGCCTTGATTTGAAACGCAACGAAACACCAAGAGAAAAAAATATGCAGGATCCTGAAGTGGAACGCCTGCCATTTTAATAACCAATAAAAAATAAAATTATGACTACAAGTATTATTGCAAGAGTGAACAACGTGGATATTATGTCCATAAGTGATGAACGATTGGTTCCAATAAAACCTATTTGCGAAGCATTGGGTATAGATTCTGAGGCGCAAAGACAGAAGATTCAATCTCATTATTTACTTGCTCCAACTGCCTTGCTCTGCAAGGCAGTTGGAGCTGATGGGAAACAGCGAGAAATGTTCTGTTTGCCTATGGAATATATTTTCGGATGGCTATTAACTATTAATCCCGCTAATGTGGTTGAAGAGAAGAGACAAAATCTTATGGCTTATCAAACGGAATGTTATAAAGTGTTATTTGAACACTTTAGTGATGCTAAAACATTTCTAAAGCAGAAACAAGCGATCATAGAAAAGAAAGTGATGGAATATCAGGATTGCCAGCGTCGTTTTAAAGATGCCCAGAAATTAATGAATAAGGCTAAAGCCGAACTTAATCAAGTGATGAAGTATACTATTGAAGACTGGAGGGAAAACAACAGGCAACTCAACCTTCCATTTGCTATATAATCAAAAGAAATAAGTATGGAAGCAAAATTTAAAATCGGGGATTATTTGGTTATAGTTGAGGATCCTAATGAAACGAGAATTGGTAAAAAAGTAGTTGTCATTGATGTGTTTCATTACAATCGGATGAATAAGTCAAAACTATCAGCTGTAGAAAAATGGGAATACAAAGTGACGGATGGTGTTAAGTCTTTGGGCTGGATTGATGAATGTTATTTGGATTATTATAAATAAGTAGTAATATAGATATTGCATTTCACAATCTATAATTTAAAATTTTCCCAAAAACACTTGCATAGACTGATTTTAATATTTAGATTTGCAGTGCCAAATAAACATTATTGTGAACAATACCGATGAGTTACGGATATAGCTCAATTTAGTGGGCTTTTTTTATGCCTATATATAACCATTTTCGTAAACTTACGAAAATGGTAAAGATATTGTAGAAGTGCAATTTTTGTTTGCAAAAGCTACGGCTGTCTTTCCCACATTAATCTTTGCTCTTCGGAGTTTACGATGATGTTTGTTTGGCGACACGGGAAATGGCAGCCGTTCTTTTTTCTGCCTAAAATGCCAAATAAACATCATCGTATGAGAAACGAACTTGTATTATCCGCTAAGTCTGCGGAACATTCAGCCTTTACTCTATGGCTGAATTCTGAGAACGCACTGTTCTCAATGGTCATGGAATCTTCCATAAACAATCTTCAGATGTTATTGATGGGCCATGCCTGTCTTTCATTCTCCGCGCTGATATGTGCCTCATGTGTGTCCGTGGTTCCTGCGTTGCTCTGCCTTCCATGGTTTGCCACTTCGTTGTATTTATGCCGGAAAGGAGGTCTGCGATGAAGACTGACATATTAAAACTGGCTGAAGAAACATCCGGTATGCCTGAAGATAATTTCTTTACCATCGAAGGTGTCAAACTCACCGATGAAGCAGTGGATCTCCTCTATGATTTGCAGGACGATGAGAACAGCAACATAGAAAGCCTTCTCAATGGTATATATGAAGTGGAGGAAATAGTTCTCAATCCTGAAGCTGGCGCTTCCTATGGTGAACGTCTGGTTATGATGCAGACTCTCCGAGATATCCGCCATTTGCTGGATCTGCTTAAAGTCCGTTCCGCACCCGGTCATTGATTGCATTCGCATGACTTCAGACATGCGGCAGATCATTTATCTTAATACAATAGGGAATATGGTAAAAAATAATAATACCGTATTCCCTGTTCTTTTATAATAAAAATCCCCCGGACCCCCTTTTTTTAAAGAAAACATAGACACACGCATTTTTGCACTCAGAGTTTTGCAAAAAATGCGACCAACAGACCAACAGACCAACATTTCAAAAATATAAAAATAGCCTTTAAAACGTAACTATCTCATTTATAATATAATATATATAATTTATAAAGTAATAATATATATATAATATGTGTTGGTCTGTTGGTCGTTGTTGGTCGTAGTTGTTTTTTGTTGGTCGGACTGTTGGTCTTCCGTTTTTAGGCATTTGTCAATAATTTAGTAAAAATGAGGGTAAACTATACCTTATGTTGGTCGTGTTGGTCGCTGACCAACAATATAAATATATAAGGTATAGTTTGTTTATTGGCTGAAAATCACTAACTTTGCTTTATACTAATAGCCCATTGTTGGTCTGTTGGTCTGTTGGTCGCAAAAATAAGAACTTTCAACTAAAAAAAATAAAAGTATGATCACTACCACAATTAACATCACTCCCTATTTGGCGGAATATTTGCGCGGAAAATATGCCTTAGGTTCAAATGACCCGATAAATATTCCCGACAATTCAGATCTGTATCATGTGATATGGAATTATATGTCCCGTCGTCCCAGTAATATGCCGCATACGGATGGCAATATTGTATTGGCCCTGCCTAACCGGCGCGAGGGAAAGAATCCCGAAGTGTACAACTATCTGTCCGCGCGTGCGGTGGCGTATATAGAACTTGCCATCCGTCGTGAGTTCAACGAGGAGCTGCACGCCACCCTGTTGGATAATGACCAGCGCGGACACCTGTTCGACAACAATGCCGTTGTCTATCAGTTTCTGTGCACCTATGGCATTGAATCCGTATCTGAAGAAGCACTGTTGAAGAACTATTATCGGTGGCGTGAGAACTTGCGTAAACGGAAAGCCCGGCGCGAAAGGAAGAAGGATATGATACAGGTTATCTAACATGGTTAAATAATATTAAATCAACAACCGACTAAGTGTATCGTTTTGTCCGTTTTGACGGTGAAACTGTCCGCTATATGGAGGTAAATGGCGAACTTATTAATTATCAAAGTGTTATGAATCAGCGAAATAAAGAATTCTCTATTGTCGTTACTTTTGTCCCCTCAGGTGGTATGAATCAGGAACAATATGTTTTTCTGGCCGAGGAGTTTTCATTTGAACCTGCGGCTTCGGACAATGCTTCGGGAACCAGTTTCAATTGTGACAAGGAACTTGTCATATCACGTCCTGATAGCGGTATATTAAGGGAGTTTTCCATCTTCCGTTCCGGTATATTGTATTTTCGTGATACTTCCGGTAACAGCTATGGGATTGGAGATGCTGACATTCCTGCCAGGGTGTGCCTGTCTCCCCAGCTTAATTCGGCACGGCTCACAATGAAGTGCACCATGCTGAAACCGCCCGTCTTATAGTCTTTTTTATATATATAAGGTATGGATATTTTTGTAAAAACAAAAAAGAATGACACAGTCACAGAAATATCTTCAGCAGCTTCTCTTATCCCGACAAGGATTGCTCATTACGGCAGAGGGTTACGCCTCTGTCGTAGCTGAAGCATTCCCTAATGTTCACGATTCCGATTATGCGGAAAAGGGACATGCTGATATGCTGTATACCGAGGTGATTTCCGGTGCCTTGGATTTATGCTCTTCTCAGGTCCGCATGGCTTTTCCTGACAAGGATATCAGCATTGTTTCCGATTATACTTCTGAAGAACTTCCCGATAACAGTATTGCTTACTATCCCGTGTTCGGTGTAATCACATCAAACAGTTGGTGGCGTTTTTCCAGCAAACAGTTTGAGAAGGATCTGCTGGCATCCGAATCCAATCCTGCGATCATTGCACATTTTGTTCATATAGACAGTCCGGGAGGCGAGGCATTTTACATGGACCGCCTCTCCGAGACTATGAGAGACTTGAGTAAGCCGGTGGTTGTTTTGGCCGAGCGCGTATGTGCATCTGCCGGTTATCTCATCGCCTGTCATGGCACTAGAATTTTTGCCGCTACCGGTTATGACAAGATAGGATCTATCGGGACAATGGCCGAGGTCTGGGACTATTCCGAATATTTTAAAAAAATAGGTATAGAGGTGCATACGTATCATGCTTCCGCATCGGATCTTAAGACCAAGCTTATGGATGACGCGGCTTCCGGTAAGGGTGATGAGTATGTGGAGCGTATGCTGAATCCTCTTAATGATATGTTCTTGTCCGAAGTTCGTTCCACCCGTCCGGCACTTAAGGATGCTCCTGATGATGAGCCTGCTCTTCGCGGGGATATTTACCTTACGGACGAAGCGATCGGAAAAGGTTTGATAGATGCAAGGGCCACTCTGACAGAAGCCATATTGGAAGCATCCCGTCTGGGGCGTGAGTATGCCGACATTCAGCGGGCCAAAAGCCAGTTATTAAGTATAATTTAATTAGTATCACAATGAAATTTAAAGAAAACGTACAGAAAATTCTTCAGAAGCTTGGTTTCGCTGGCTCCGAGGAATCCCTGAAGGCTCTTACGCCGGATGAATGGAAACAGTTTTTTGCCTCCTATCATGAGGAGTTTGGAACGGATTTTCATACCGATATGCAGGCCTACCAGGATGAACAGCGTGCCGTGCCCGACCAGGCACAGATCAATGAGGCGTTTAGCGTGTTGTCAGGATTGATCAACCCGAAACAAAATGTGGAAGGCGCTGCCGCGCATGGAGTACAGGATACGAAAACAGAGCAGCCTACCGCACAGCAGGTACTTGATATGGCGAAAGCTGTATCCGCTACCTTCATGGCTATGGGTAATCATGCGGCTGATGATGTCCCTATGACTACGGTTGCCGGTTCGGTTGTAGGATTTATAGGTTCCGGAGACCGTGAGAAATTCCTTTTCGGAATTGAGCACGAATTTTTTTCCATGGATAAACCATGGAACCGGTTCACAGCCAATCCTGCGTCAGACCAGCGTCTGGGAGATAAGAAGATAGCCGCGTCTTTCGGAGCTGAAGTGGAAGCCTATTCTTCTTCATTGGCTGAGCGTTACAGCTATTTGCAATCGCATAACCAGCTAAACCCGGAAAAATTGGCGGCGGGTGAGTTTGCCACCGATTATTCCCAGGTTACGGGAATGAAGGGTGGAGACCAGTATCTTATCCGTCGTCAGGATGCCATTATCGCCCGTGTGCTTTCTATCCGCCAGCTTACCCAGTATTTCCCTGTTCGTTACGGTATTCAGGACCGTGATGTCATTTTCAACGCTTTCTTTGGTGAAGTGTCACAAGCATACCAGGTAGGCGAGGTTTATAAAGGTGATATGGAGATTGAACCGGAGATGGGATATGTGGACGATGCCATGATCAAGATGAAGTTCGGTCCAATGAAGGAACTGGAACGCATGTATATAGGCTACCTTAACCGTGAAGGCTCGGATCCGATCAAATGGTCTATGATTGAATATGCCATTATGGGATCTCTTGAAAACGCGCAGCGTGAACAGAATATGCGCCGTATGAGAGGTTTGTATGTGAAGCCTGAGACGGGCGTAGCCGGTTCCTATCTAAATGCCGGTACCGGAGTGCTCTATACCCTTATCCGTCTGCACCACGAACATAAACTGTTGTTGACAGACAATGTTGCATACCGTACTTATGACGATGCCAACATGCTGGAAACCGTACAGGAATTCTACAAGGAAATTCTGGCTAAAGTGTCTGAGGATATGAGCCTTGACCAGCATGTAATGTATCTGAACGAAAACCACAAGCAATGGTGGATTCAGAATGTGCGTGAAGCTTATGGACAACAGCAGGACTTTACAGGACCGAACAGTTACCTTAATATCATACCGGACAGTTCTACCAATATGCGTATTATTTGGCTGCCTTATTTAGGTCAGCTGCCGTTCATGATGATGCAGGTTCCCGGTAATATCCAGTTCCTTGAGAATCTGCCGGGAGAGATGCTTGCCATGCAGACAGAAATGCAGATGGAGATGGTCCGCGGATGGTCTACCTGGAAAGAAGGATGTTCGCCCGCATTTGTCGGCCGTAATTTCTCTTCTGCCGACAAGCTGAAGGAAAATGACTATTTATGGCAGCAGATCTTCTTGAATAAACCTTCCGTAACCTTGGAGGCGGATGCCACAACAGCTGACGCATCGAAAGGATTCTGGTTTATTTCTGGAACCAATACCGGTGAAAAGAAACTGACAGCGATCAACAATGCCAAAAAAGGCGTGGCTTACATTGTAGAGTGTGGAAACAAAACCAATGTGACCGGCATTGACAAAGCGGGTTCTTTTGAAAGTATTTCCGAAGCATGGACTCCGACAGCTGTAGGAGATTATATCATGGTCATGCTGAACAGTCAGAACAAATTCATTGAGTTGGAACGTTGCACTGGTGGTGTACGCAAAGTCAATAAGACAGCGCAGCCCAATGTACCTGGAGCTAGATAATTTTTTTGGTTGGTTATTAAAAAGGTTTTTAAATCGGGGGCGGGTGTGGTAGCCCGCCCTTTTTATTAAACAGAAAATTTATGAGAACAAGAATTAATTCCCGCATATTTTTATTTCAACTGGCGGTGCTGGTTGTAGTGCTCTCCTTGAGCTTTGTTTTTGATTCTTCTGCCGATACTGCCGTCGGGCTGTCAATGGCTGTCACCGGAATGATGAATATTGGTGATATTGAGGATGTGTCCGACCGTCAGACCCATGGATCGAACATTGCATATCAGATTTATCTGATCAGTATTGACCAGGTGGATAATTCTCAGCTGTTTCCGGCTCCCAATGCCAACAGGGAGGTAGGGCAGGTTCCGATGAAGAATGGTGAGTATATGAAGTACTTTGTGTGCCATACCATCCCCACTTTTGTAGGCAATGGTGAGAAGGGGGATATCACCACTTCCGGAACCAATCAGTTTGTGGCGGTTATGGGTGGACAGCGGGACAAACTGCTTTCTTTCACGGAAGAATATGCGGGTGGCAAGTTTATCATTCTCTTCAAAGAAATTGAAGAAAGCCAGTGGTATATCATCGGTTCTTATGACCGCCCGATGATTCTTCAAACGTTTGAAAACAAACATGACGCAGACGGACGTTATGTGACGTTTACATTCCAGCGTACTTCCATTTCACAGTATTACAAATATACAGGTGCTATTGTACGTCAGCCTGCCAAATCCAATCCGGTGGATGCCACTAATCTTACCGTTACGCCGGGACAGGACTTGTATTCCATTCCTGATTGTACCTCCTCACCTAAGGCTATTGCTACAGTTTCCGGTCTGGCGGCTAATGATAAGGGACGCTATATAACTCTGGTAGGTGAGGGTGTGGAACATCCGGCTACAGTTGCTGAGAATGATGTGTTTATTCTTGAGGATGGAGCTACATGGACCGCCCGTGCTGGAAGCCGTATTACTTTCCGCGTAATTGATACTGACACTTTGGTTGAGATTTCCGGATCCCGTATTCAAACTGTTGTCTGATTTTTATAATTAATCCTGTGCGGATATATATGATTGTTTTACAATGTATTATCATGCACAGGTTAAACTGATAAGTTATGTATTCATTCAAAGAAAAGAAGCTTCATTATAACCGTCTTCAGAACCAGTCCGCCGCTTCGGCCGATCTGAAGCTTTTACGGAGTATTAATCCTGATGCGCCTGTGTTGCCTGCATGGGAGCGATCACCTGAACGTTTTGCAAACAAGATTCTTTATCTTCTGCTTGATTATGCAACGGCAGAACAGATCAGAAAGAACCGACGCAATCCTGTCAGCTCGGTAAAGGAGAAATTGGAAGAGACAGTACACGAGTTGCAGGAGAAATCGGCCGAATTGAAAGAAACGAAAGATACGGTGCAGGAATTGCAGGAAAGAGTAGAGGAGTCGGAATTTCGTGCGGAAAAGGCGGAAACATCTTTGGACTTTGAGAAAAAAAAAGAGGTTTAAGGAAAGTACAGAAGCATGAAGAATATCCCGCTATTGACTGGGATAATCTTGATGATGAGAATGTACAGACTGCCACCCTTATCTATAATGACCGTGTTGTAAGCTGGAAACGGATGAAACAGATAGACGAACGTATGGATGCTGACAATATTACCAAGGATGATATATTTTCCCTTGTCCATCTTCGCATCCGTAATTTGCAGGCTTTCTCAGAACTTAGAGCCTATAATGATACCGGTTCTTTCCGTTTCCTTCATCCTCTTATAGCAGGGCGCAGTGAACGTGCCTTGCTGGCTTCCCTTCTTGAAAAGGATCCTCAGGAATTTCTCCGCAAACACCGCAATGTGCTTGACAGTATACGGCGTTATGAAGCGTATTTGAAAAATCCCGAACGTGAATCCCGACGGAAACAGGACAGGAATTTGTTACGCAAGTATCGTGATCGTGAAACTTTGTTTAGAGATATACTCAATGAAAAGACTAAAGGTTGATTTTATGGCTGTTTCTCTGTTTCTTACCATGGTGGGGATGATAGCCGGTATTTCAGTATTAATATGCTGTTTGCTATGACTGGTAATAAGGATATTGTAATTGTCAGTGATGATTATCTGCCACGGGTACGTATCTATGCCATTATGGGGTATAGCCGTGAGCGCGTGTGCCGCCTGTTGGAGTTGCCGCGGAAAATGCAGATGGCATTGGCTGTCCGGCTGTCGTTGCCGGGAGATGTGTTCTATGAAACCTATGAGTCGGGACTGGCTCAAGGAGAGAAGAATATTGATATGGAACTGGCGAAGAAAGCGGAAAACGGGGATATTGATGCCATTGAGCTTCTTGAAGAGAGAAAGAATGAACGTTATTTTAAAGATTTGCGTAAAGAACTATTTGGAATATGACCGTACTTGAGCGTCTTGATAAGATACATCCCGATATGATTTCAGGATTTCTCACTACCGGAAAGTGTAATGGCATTCCGGAAGATGTGCAGAAATTTTTGAAACAAATACAATGGGCGGCAGAAATATATGAATATGAACCGAATATAACCCGTGCTTCCAAGAAATTGCGTCTGCGCATTAATGCGGAGCAGAAGTTGGCTTTGGATGAACGTACCTGCAAGGAACGTATCTATCAGGCCATTAATTATTTTAATGTCGATAACAATGTCAGCGAGAAGGTATGGGAGAATCACTATGCGGACAAGCTGGAATCCATGGCGCAGTTATGTGCGGCCAAGGGGGATATGAAAACGATGGCTGCATGTATCGAAAGAGCCAGCGAGCATCGGATTCGTGCCGCCCAGATAGCGGAGGCTGCTACCAATCTTGGTATTACTTTCATTATTGATCCTAACCTTCGTCCGGAAGATATGGGATTGGAAAGCAAATCGCTGAAAGAGATAGCGCGTAAGCATAACGAAGGGTTTTATATCCAACTTATCGACGGTCTTCCTATTGATAAGAGGGAAAAGAAACGCTTGTTGCGGGATGCCGATATTCAGGATGTAGAGGAAATTTTAAATGAAGAGTAATCATGAGTCAGAACGATATATCCAATGATGAATTTTCAATGGAGATGGAACGTATCTACATGAATTCCATGCAGGTTATGGTCAATCTTATTGATCCTAATAAAGTGGTGGTGGAAGCTGCACGTGCGTCAGGTAAGACGAGTGAGGTTACAGTGAACCGCATAGTCCGTGTGGCAGACAGTATGCCGGCCGAGTTGTCATTTTTAGCTCATCGTACCTATGTTGCGTTGCTTACCAATATATGGCCTAACATTCAGGCTGCTTTTTCCAGGCAGATTACGGTTAACGGCCGTCCCCGTTGTATGCTGGAATATGGCATTGACTATATTGCGGGAGAATCGAAGATCCCGGAACATTTCCGTAAGCCGCGTTATCCAATTTCTTATCCCAAGCATAGCATCCTGTTCCGGAACGGTCATCATATCCAGCTGGTAAGTTCTGACCAGCCGGACTCAGTGGCGGGTAGAAGTGGTGTTCATGCTTTTGTGGAAGAAATGAAACACAATGACGGAGAGAAACTCAAGACACGTCTGTTTCCTTCTCTTCGTGGATCTTCTGCGGAAATCCGTAAAAGCCCATATTACCAGGGATGGACCGGGGTTTCTGATACTGCCCGTGTGGATTTGAATGAGGACGACTGGTTTGAACGGTATGAGGATCAGAACAATCCTCAGCTTCTTTCCGAAATAGCCACAGTAGCCGTTCATGTGAACAAAGCGGTTTATAAAAGAATGGAACTTCTTACCGCCCAGAAGAATACTACCAACCCGGTCACGCTTGAAAAGATACGCCTGGAACTGAAGAAGTATGACAGACAGATATCCATGTGGACACCGCGTTTGGCTGATATGCGGCGCAACGCCACATTGTATATCCGGGCCAGTTCGTTTGTCAATAAGGACATATTGGGACCTAAGTTTTTTAAAACTCAGCTTGACACATTGGATATGGACGAATTTCTTACTGCTATATGTGCTGTCCGTCATAAGTCTGTGGTTAACAAGTTCTTTGCAAATTATGATAAAGAAAAGCATCAATTCTCTGACGGGTATATTTATGATTCTATCATGAAACTTGATCTGAAGGATCATTTTATCATCACTGCCCGTTATTTGAAATACTACGACAAGAGCGCTCCGCTGTATATAGGGTATGATCCCGGACATTTCTCAAGCCTGGTATGTGGGCAACCCAAGAAGTACGGGAAGGAATTCAGGCTGTTGAAAGAGTTCTTCTGTTTCTATCCGGATGAGCAGCCGGAGCTTGCTAGACAGGTTTATGAGTTTTTCGGGCGTGACTGTCGAAACAAACGTATTGTTTTATATCCGGACAGGGCCGGTAACAAACGCAGGGAGGAACTGGAGCAGATAACGACTGACAGCCGAGCATTGAAGAGGGAACTGGAAAGCTACGGGTTCGAAGTGCAGCTCATGAACGAAGGACAGGCCACAATCTATCATTGGCAGCAGTTCAAGCTGATGTTGCTTTTGTTTGGTGACAGAAGCAATGCTTTGCCTCACGTTTTTATTGACGAAAATGAATGCCCTAACCTTTGTAGTGCTATACCTCTTTCACCACGTAAGAGCACCAACGGACGTATAGAGCTGGACAAGAGCAGCGAGGTTAAGATACCGCTTCACCGTCAGGCTGGACTGACAACACAGATTCCTTCTGCATTCATTTACCTGATGTACGGTCTGTATGGGGATGCTGTTCTTAACGAATTGACCAGCATTCCTGATGATATTCCGGATAATTTCAGCTTATAATTAAAATTCGGCTTAAATAATAAGTTCAATTGATTTAATATAAGTGTCTGTTTGACATTTAAATAAGTATTATGTGAATCATAGATAAACGATTGACTTTTTGAAAAATTTTTGAACTTTTTTCAAGAGACGATTGACCCCACGCCGCGCTGATAAAACCGATTGCACAGCACAGGGGGTAGATGGGTGGAAATATGATTCTTCCCTTGAGATTTCGTCTTTTCTACTGTATCGGAAAACGAATAAATTCGTAGCATGGAAGAAGTAATAGATCATAACGTTACGATGTCGGGTGCACAGGCCATGCAATGGGCTAGGGAGATATCCAAGCTGCCCGATGGATGCTTTACCATAGCATTCTATCCATGCAGTCTGCAACGTAATGAGGCATCCACTAAGATCATAGTAAAGGACGGTTGCAGATGGCGCACCCAATTGCCTCATGAACGTTTCAGTGTGGACAGTGATAACTTCTTCCTGTTTACCGACAAGGACGGAGAACCCCGTATGTGTTACACTATATTGATACGCTATATGGGATTCCCGCAAGATGGATTTAAACTACATAAAATAGATTGGTTATCATGAGTCAACAAAGTAATATAGAGATACAGGGATGCCTTGGCGTGTACGTTAATGACAGCAGTGTGATATCTTTCCAGCTGGGAGAAGGGAGTATGCAGGATGCCTTGCAGCGTAACCGTACTGTATCTGTTAATCCGGTGGTATTGGAAGGACAGGTGAGATGGCTTACAGTCAAAGGGTATAACATAGCTTCTCGTGGCTGGAACAATCTGAAATGCCAGGAAGTAGCAAGTGATATCAAGCATAACAGACTGCTTCCAAGATTGATAACCAAACAGGTCAATATGCTGTATGGCTCCGGACCGGCTGTCTATAAGACAGAACTTGTCGATAATAAAGTCAAGAGAACTTGGATTATGGAACCCAGTATACAGAGATGGCTGGAAAGCTGGGAGCAGAATGGAATGGAGCAGGGATACAGGGCGTTTGCAAAACAGAACATCAAAAACTATTATTATTTTCGCGATTTCTTTGTAAAATGGCGGTTTTCAGCTGGAAAAGGGATTGTTCCGGGAGTGCTGCCGGTTGCTGGTCTGGAAGCCATGGAGAATAAGGATTGTCTTTTGGCCACCACCCGGACGGATGTGGCTTATGATATGGTTTATTATAAGGATTTCACGGCTATAGCTGTTGGTAAGTTTATCAATGGAATCAGTACCAGTTTGCGTATTTATCCTAAATTGCGTATGCAGGATGTACCGCGATACAGGTTCGCTGCTGTTTCCCATCATCGTGAGAAGTCCATTGATAATTTCTATGGAGAGAATGAAACACACGAGGGCACACAGCCTTATATCAAGGGTTCCAATGAAAATGCAGTATATATTAACAGCTTTCTTCGTAATTCGTTGGCTGCTAAAATACATATCATCATTCCTAACGCATGGGTAAATTCGAAGAGAACCCAGATTACCAATCTTTGCAACGAAAACAAGGAACGTGCTTCGAAACAGGAGAAACTATTGCTGTACAATGGGCTGGAGATTGGGACTGAGTTCAAGGAGTCTACCTTGATCCGCTATATTAAACAGGAATTGGATAATATATCCGATTACTTGTCCGGAGCCGATAACCAAGGAAAGGCTTACGCGACTTTCAGCTTTCGGAACGGAAGCAGCGGGGAAGAGGAGCGATGGAAGATAGAAACCGTCGATTTAAAATATAAAGAATACATTGATGCGATTATCAGCTATGATAAACGTGCTGACGAAGTATTGCTGTCAAGTGTCGGGCTGGATTCTTCCATCTCATCAGTCAGCAAGGACGGTGTAATTAGCAAGAGCGGAAGTGACGCTTATTACAACTATTTGATTTATCTGCTCCAATTGGCACCGGAAGATGAGATTGTATGTGAACCGTTCAACCAGGCTATCCGTATAAACTTCCCTGAATTGTACGAACAAGGTTATCGGATAGGCTTTTACCGGGAAATCCCATCACGCCAGGAAGATGTATCACCGTCTAACCGTCTTAATAATCAGCAGCCATGAATGTTTTAGAAGAATTGTTTATAGATGTGGCCCAGTTCCACCTTTATTCCCCTTATGCGGAGAGTAACATGAATTTCAAAGATCTTGCATCAAGTGCCATGAGTGCCATTAAGCAGGTTCAATCCGTCATATCTCCTGATATCTACAAGAAGATAGCAGCAGGAGAGGATAACGATGAAAAGGATGCATTAAGAAGTGCCGTGGCTAATCTGACATTGGCAAAACAGCTTATATTCAATGTACTGTCACTTCGTAAATCGGATGTGGATATCTACAAGAACGAGCAGGAGCAGATGCGCAGGGCCTATCGTGATAATTACTATAATGCAATGGATACGTTACTTCAGCTACTTGATTCGGATGAGGAATGGAAGAAAACCAAGACTTATAAAGCTTTGGAAAACCTTAAGTTGAAGACGACTTATGAATTCGATGCATCTTATCCCATTGATAATTCATTCCTGTACTTTTTCAGATGTGTTCCGATCCAGCAGGAGGCATTGGATGATTATGTATCAGGCTATTATGAACGTTTGCCGGAAAAGGACCAGACAAATCGTCGGAAATTGGACAGATGTCTGGCTAAAATAACAGTGGCATTGTCGTTACGAAGATTTGATATCCTTGAATTTCCGTCAACCATCCGTAATTTGTTTGAAGATTCAAAAGTTATGCGTTACGGTACCCAGGAGCAGGAGAGGATGTTAACTTTATCTGATGATCTGATGTCACAAGCCTTGGAAAGCCTTAAAAATATTGATTTGTCTTTATCCGGAAATACGGATGTTGATATAGTAACTGAAACATCTTTCAATCGTCCGGACGATAAAATTTATTTGATGCCATGAAAAAATATATTGAATTTACCCTGAAAGGAAGCGTGTATTCTATTCCAAACAGTTGGGAAGGGTTGAACACTTATCAATTTAAAGAACTGGTTGCGGATCTGATTTCCATGTCCGCAGGTAAACTTTCTGCCGGTCTTGTGCGTGTGCGCCATATATGCAGGGTGATGGGCTGGGATATCAATAAGATAACCGATGCGGATGCCATGGGAAACATTGCTTGCCTGGCTGAGCAGGTCACCTTTCCTTTTCTGATCTGTTATCCGGATAATGATGCGGCACTGGCGGATCTTGACACCGATTCTTATGAGCTATGCAAGCGTGTCCCGCCGGAAAGGCTGACGGGGATAACTATATCCCGCTATCTGTCACGGCTTGATTATAAGTTTGTGGTAGACTCCTGTTTTTGCAAACAATTTATAGGATCTGTCCATATTGACGGGCAGGATGAACCTTGTCTTGGTTATACCATTGATACAGGATTCTCTATGCTGACAACCTCATTGACGGCACAGCAGTTTATTGACGCGCGTGAGCTGGCGGATTGCCGGGATGATCAGCTTCCCCTGCTTGCTTCCATCCTGTATTCTTCACTCCCTTATGAGAGTGACAAGGCGCATCAACGTGCCGTTCTTTTTTCAAAAATGGATGTTAAAACATTGCAGGCCATCCGTTTCAATTTCAAGGGATTCATCAATTATTTGTTCAGTCGTACAGAATACAAGATTCTTACTAAAATCATACCGGGAAAGGAATCTGTGATAAGCACAGGGGCACAGGATGCTCTGTACGGCTTGAGTGCTGACGGATATGGAAATTTGCATGAGATATCCCAGATGAGCGTCTTGCAGTATCTTGGAATCCTGAGAAAGAAGATGATTGAATCCGTGCGTAGCCTTCATGCCTCCAAAATGGATGTTGCTGAGATCGCTAATACCACCCGGTTACCAATTGATGTTATAAATGATATACTATGATTCTTGAGTATTTAAAATATTTTTCCCGGTTCCCTGCCCGTGACGGGGTTCTGGATATGTTTATTAACGGAAGTTCCGAACTTTATGAATATGAGGAACTGAAAGGGTATATAGCCGGTATGTCCGAACCTTTGGTTCCTGATATTTCCAATTTTGTTTTTGGGCAACGTTTTGAGGATGTTAAAAGACGGGTGGATGCCTTGATAGGAACTTATCTGTTCTGTGATTTTGGGGAGATACAAAGCTCTCAGGACAATATAGGTTCCATAGAGGATACGCATAAGCGTGCGGTGACGGTTGCGGTCAAATTAGGGAATAAATCTGATATGGTAGAGGTTGCCATTCAGAGTGACCGAACATTGAAACTATTGAATGAGGTACGTGCTTATATGATGTATGATTCCCGTTATATGTCATGGCTCAAGCCTATATCGGATAATCAGACGATTGTGCCTTTTGTTTCGCCTGAACTGTCATCAATAGGCTGGAGCATGAGCTTTGTCGCATCGGCTCCCGACTGGATGAATGTAAAAGAAATAATGAAACACATAACTTAAAACAGATATGAATACAAGTTCTAAAATCACATTTTCGGTATTCATTACCGAATTTTATAGTTTGATGTGGGATATGAGATGGTTGATGCTGCTGGCTTTGATTCTTATTTCTACAGATCTATGGTGGGGCATCAGCAAGTCCAAACGAAGGATGGAGGAAGTGCGTATAAGCCGGGCTATCCGGAGAACTCTTATAAAAATGGGGGATTACGTATGTATAATTCTATTGGGGGCGGTTTTAGGGAAAGCGATTGGTGAACCTTTGGGCATTTCTTATTCCACTATTTCCGTATGCTGTATGCTGATAGCCTGTTACTGTGAGCTTGAAAGTGTGATCAGTAATTACTGCGAATGTAAAGGTTTGCATTACCATATCAGTCTATGGAGCGTTTTTAAGGGACTGGTCGGCTTGAAAAGTAAAGAATTGAAAGAGGTTATTAATGATATAGAAAATGAAAGCAAACATGAAAATCTTAATTGACAATGGCCATGGAGCCAACACACAAGGCAAGCGTTCCCCGGACGGTCGTTTGATCGAGGCGTTATATACCCGTGAAATTGCCGTTCGTGTGGAACATGAGTTGTGTAAGAGGGGGTATGAGACACTTCGGATTGTGCGTGAGGAAGTTGATGTGCCGCTATCGGAGAGATGCCGCCGTGTAAATGATATCTGTTCGGAAATGGGAAAGAGCAATGTTCTTCTGGTATCCATCCATTGCAACGCCGCCGGAAACGGGGCACAATGGATGCAGGCTCGTGGATGGGAGGCATGGACCAGTATAGGGCAGACAAAAGCGGACAGGCTTGCTGATTGTCTGTATGCTTCGGCTGAAAGATTCCTTCCTGGAATGAAAATTAGAAAGGAGCTGTCTGATGGTGATCCGGATAAGGAGAGCGGATTTTATATTTTAAAACATACGGAATGTCCGGCTGTATTGACGGAAAACTTATTTCAGGACAATATGGAAGACGTGGCTTTCCTTTTGTCTGAAGAAGGGAAACAGGCCATAACATCCCTTCATGTCGAAGGAATAATTAAATTCATTGAACTATGAAGCTTATACCTTGGATCTTGATAGTCTTGTTAAGTATCATGCTGATGCTTTCATGGTGTTCCCGCCCGGCTGATAATTCTGGAAAGCTTGCGCCGGATACATTATGGACGTTGGTTGTTGACACCATAAGGGATACCATCATACCTCCGCCTGAGGTAGAACATTATGTAAGAGTGGATACCGTTCTGTTGCCGGTAATGGAAGATCCTGATGTGGACATAGACTCTACGTTGCCTGACTCCATGCCGGTGATAATCCCGATAATGGAACGGGAATACCGGACGGATGATTATCGCATTTTGATTAATGGTTATAATCCGGAACTTAAGTCAGTTGAATTGTATCGCCCTACAATGTTGGGAACTATTAAACAGAGAAATAAACGGTGGGGGATTGGTATTTCTGCCGGATATGGTATCGGAAGTGGCGGCTTTTCTCCTGTATTGGCTGTTACTATCAATTACAATCTGTTGCAGTGGTAACAAAAATCCCCGGCTTGCGGTCTTGCTCTTATTCTATTGACAGTCGAATTTGAAAACCTTTGGATGTGCCGGGGATAGATAAACAACAATGTTTTTAATAAATTGTTTCTAAATTTTACATTATTATGAGCAAGACCGCACGTTTTAATGAAATCCTTGAATCTGTAGCTTCTTTTACGGAAATACATCAGGAATTTATTCTTTCAGATAGCCGGGTAACCGAAGTTGTTGATGCCCGCTGCATTCTTATAAAGCTGTTGTCGGAGGAGGGTTTTTATCCTTCCCAGATAGGTAAGTATATGGACCGCACGGAAGCAAGCATCCGATATCTTCTATCATCCTACTCTTCACGCATATCCGCCAGCTTGTGGATGGAGAAGGATGTGGAGGTAATTCGAAAACATTTATTAAACAAGTCGCAAATAACTTGTAAATAAGTCGCAAATAACTATACTTCAATTGTATATACTAGTCTATACCTTTGTGGTGTCAGGATATTCCTGGCAAGGTAATAATTAAAAACATAATATTATGAGAATTAAAGGAATGGACGGTCAGGAACATAATGTTACTGGTCAGGGACAAGGAAACTTGAATACAGTTCTTGGTGCCATTGGTACGGCTGGAGTACTTGGTGGTAATCGTTGTGGCGGTGGTTTATTTGGCGGCTTATTTGGTGGCGGATGCAATGATAATTGTGATACTGTAAGCCAGCGTGAATTGGCTTATGCTGTCAGTCTTGCTGCATGTCAGGGACGTGAATATGCTCTTGAAACCGCACGTCAGGAAGCTGCGGCTATTTTTGCAGAAAGCCGTCGTACTGATGATAGGATTGCAGGTGTGGTTAAGGAAACCAATCAAGGGCTTGTTGCAGTTGGGAATGGTGTTAGCCGTTTGGATGCAAAGGTTCAATGCCTTGAAGAAAAACTTGGATGGGTACGTGAGGAAAGTAACCGTAATTTGCGTGAGAGCAAAGAATACACTGATTGTCGTGTTACGGCGGAAGCTCAATTGCGTAAGGCTGGCGATGATAACATTGTTGCATGGACGCAGGGAGAGCTTAACAAGAAGATTGATGGAACATTGAAACTTGACGGAGGTCAGATTTCCTACGGAAGTTGTAAACCGGTTTTGCAGAACTGCCCTTGTGGAAGTGAGCAGAATCCGTTTAATGTGAATGTTGTCATTGAACAAGCTGTAGCTGCCGCTATCAAAGCTGTATCGGGTAAGTAATGTATTCCGGATGAGATGGGGAATATTCCCCATCTTTTTTATTCTTTTTCATTATATATTAAAACATCATGTCATATACTAACAGTCAGATATTAAGTGCCATTATAGGTAAATTCGCAACCCCTATAATACAACAGTTTGGAGGCTCCAAGTTTGCTTCAATTCCTATTGTTCAAACTATTGAAAATAAAGTGAGATCTATAGGTATTGTTTCTTCCAGTTGGTCATTATCCGCAGAATTGACTCCGCTTATTGAAGGGGTTACTGGTAAATTGGCTGTTCCGATAATTAACAATTACATATCCAGAATACCAGATGAGCAAATTCCTTATGTGGCTCATTCTGTCGTTGATACTGCCTTAAAAAACGGTAAATTGGAACTGTTTGAGGGATATCTGGAATTTGAAAAAGCGGACCTTATGGAGCTTAAAAGATTATTGAACATAAACCTTCCTCTTCCCCGGCAGGAAGAATATGCAGTTAAGACTGAATTATCCCAGGAAGGGAATGACCCTGAGAATGCAAAGAAAGAAGAGGAAACAATTAAGCAAGAAGAATTATGAAAACAAAAGAACAAATGATAGACCGCTACCATGAACTTTATGAAAAAATGGCGGCAAGTAAAGATCCTAAAAATATGAAGGTGTTCGGGGAAGCTGAAAAATATGCGTTCAAAGCTGTTGCGGCAGCTCATCCCGATTTGGCTGAAAACTGGCTGTCTCATTTGGAGGCAGTATGTTGGGATAATTATTTGTCGGAACGGGAATCCATGAATATCGGCAAGCGTATAACCAACCAGGACGGTACGAAAGGATTCCATTGGCCCTATGAAATTTTTGAAAAGACTGTAGAAACCCTTGGTGGCGTATGCGAGGACAAACCTTATTATAACAGTTATGCTTTATGGGTTACTGCCAATATGATTTATTCGGATCATGCCAAAAGCATTGCAGAAGATATGGGGCATAAGTCTCCGGCAGAGGTTCCTGCCGAAAAAATGGCCTTGTCATGCTATCGTAAAGCTGTAGAAAGTCTTAAGGATGTGGATTCCGGGTTTCATGTACGGCGGTATTTCAAGCACAAGATGTACGACGATTCAGTTATGTGATCTGGATAAAAAATTAGATAAAATAATCTCCATGATTGAAAAGCTGGACGGTCTGAAAGGTTTCGGCTCCAATGTACTGGCAAATGTTGTAGGAGATATAATCATGGGCAGGTAACTGTAAGGTGTTTTAGAAATAAAGCACCTTTTGTTTATAAATATAGTATTATTTTAATACTGATTGGGGTTTTATTATTAACTTTGCAAAAAATTTTAAAACTTAGATATTTATGAAAAAGTATTTTTTACTACTGATTGTTTCTCTTCTATTTACTTCATGTAAAAGTTATATCCAGATTTATGATGTGGACAGCACCTCAGCCAAAACAAGTAATGAGCAGTTTGTATTTGAAAATGAAGATTGCAAACTTACCTATAATTTTTGGGGAATGTTTGGTAATGCTTCTGTTGTTTTTACAAATAAGACCGATCAGAATCTGTTTGTTTCATTATCTCAATCATCTTTTATATTCAACACGTATTCTTTCCCTTTTTATAAAGGTATAGATCGTCATGTTGTTGTCTCTAAATTTGAAAGCAAAACATTTCGTGATTTGCCTGTAGTATGTGTCGCTCCTAAATCATCAAAAACTATTGGTGATCTGAATGTCGTTGATGGCATTTTTTCTTTTTGTGATAAGAAAAAAGATAATCCTAGTCGCAGATATTCGGAGAGCTATAACGAAAATGACTCTCCTATAACATTTGGTTATAATATGGTCTATTCTGCTAAAGAAGATTGTCGTGATGTGAAACAACTGGAAAGCTCTTTTTATGTATCAAGAATTGAGAACGTTACAAAGAAACAAGAAGAAATTACTAGTCAGGTTCAAAACTGTTCGAATTATAGCAATGTATCTGTTGTTAGCTTGAAATCTCAATCTCCCAAGCGTTTCTATATAAAGAGATTTAAAGATGTAAATCCAACTCCGGCAAAATGGTATTAATTATTCGATAACAAATTCTTAAGCGGAACTCTAAAAAAGTTCCGCTTTTGTTTTGCCAATCCAAAAATAATACTCATCTTTGCAGCGTTCACCATTGAGATAGGCGAGTAGGCTCGCTGATTATTTGTTGCGGGCATTTTTTATGTCTTCAACTCAACATATAGTTCCGTCCCGTGTGGAGCGTTAATGCGCCCACAGCCTGTCTCAGGTGGTGAACAACGGGGAGCGGAACTTTTTTGTTTCTTTCCATTATCTAATTTTATTAATTCATTTTAAATGTTCACCAAAAATGAAAACTACTACATTGTCTCTTGATGCAAAGTCAAATTATTTGCAAGAGAAAAAAGAATCTTTGTTGGAATGGCTTCATGCTGATTCTGTTATCTTTTCTTCTATCATGGAGGAAAAAATTTCTAGAACTTTTTCGTTACGGATTTTGTTTATAACGTTGTGCTTTGTTGCATTATTATTATCGCCCGCATTTGGCACTGTGATGTGTCTTATATGTTTTATCATATTTGCCTTATCTTTGTTGGAAACAGCAAAATATTACAAGCAGGTGCACCGCTAATAGTTTGCTTTACTAATATTATGTTTTACAATAAAATGTTTAAGGAAAATGAATATTAATGGAATTATATTAAGCGACGAGAGCCTTAATGCGTTGCGTCGTATGCAGGAAGACGGTAATAGCGAAATTGATAATGTTCTTGAAGGACTTGATTGTATAGCTGAACTGATTGAGAATCCGGAAGCGGATGCCAGTGATGGTGATCGTCTAGTCATGTTGCAGCAGCTTCGCGGTGTGCGCAAGATTTTGAAAGATCTCAAAGCATCTTCTTTTGATGAGTCAGAATAATGAAACTAAAATGGACAGTTACATCATTGCCTTGATGACTGTCTATTCTCCCGCAACCAATGAGTCCGATGCGACTCATTGGTTTTCTACTGAGGATGTGTATGAAGCCATAAAGAAGATTGATCCGGGAACATCCGTCAGCTTGGAGGATGTCTACAATTCGCTTCTTATGGGAGGGTTCCGTTTCCAGCCACGTCCCGGAACATTGGGATGTGAGTTCCGATGGATGTTTAAACAGAAATAATTATAGATAAAATACGATATTTCTTTTAGTCTAATTATTATATTATCAATCCTTTTTGTACATTTGCAATGTATTCAGAATGTGAACGCTGCGTAATAAGTTTGGTTACATGGGAAATTGGAGCGAACAACAAGAGGCAAAGAAAGAAGTTAAGGAGAAAGACAAAGTGAGGCGTGAAACGCTTGGAAAGTTCTTCTTTGATTTGGCAAAATTGGCTTTTGCTGGTCTTTTCGTTAGTTGGATTACACCTTTATCTGCTAATGTAAACAATAGTGTTGCATGGTCTGTCTTAGTTGGAGGTGTAATGTTTACTGTTGTATTTGCTATGATTGGAAATAAAATTTTAAAATAGGAGGTTTTATGGATATGCTTGCTATGACCTATATCATAGGAACTGTTATTGGGATAGCCTTTCTTATATGGCTATATACAAAGTCTGGGAAAAAATGGCTGAAGAGTTTGTAATTCGTCCATTGTGTTTGCTTATATTGGATATAAAATATAAGGAGGTAATTTATGGAAGGTTTATTGATTGTGCTTGGTGGTTCTGGAATGTTAGCCTTTTTCTTTGCTATATGGTTAAATACCCGGAAAGGCAAAAAATGGCTTGCTAATTTATAAGCTTATTTTATAACTAATATGGGCGAAGGCGGTATAAAATCTGTCCTTCGCCTTTTTCATTCCTATAATTACTTTAGCTTCAAATTTTATGAAGCTATGGTAACAGACCAACTTATCAAAAAAACATTCATTCACAATGTTGTATCCATCGGTTTTCAAAAAATAAGGCAGATACAACAGGAAGTCATATCGGAGAATTTGAATGTCATATCCGGCAATCTGCTCCAATCAGTCCAAGAAAAACCGGTGGAAATAGAAGGAACTGAACGTCAAATATATTATATGAGCGTTCTTCCTTATATGCGTTTCTTAGATATTCGTTTTCGGCAGGATCTGCGGATACGTAGAAAACTTTCCATCTATAACCGTGTCATTTGGGGGGTACTTTATGGTGAAGTGCTTCCTAATCTTCGTTATGGCTTTACTCAGGACATACGTAAGTATATCACCCGGCAACTTCAAGAAGGATCGGATATTGATCAATTAGATTTTCAATCATATATATAGACTACTGAATTATGGCTAAGAAACTTAATGAAGACGAAATCAAGTGGATTTTATCTGTGGAATCGTCAAAAGCACAGCAGGAAATTCGCAAACTCACTAAAGTTAATAGGGAGTTGAACAAAACAAACAAAGAACGTCGTGAATTAATGCGTGAGTTAGAGGCTCAAGGAAAAAAGGAATCAGATGAGTATCAGCGTCTTGACGAAGAAATAAAAAAAAGCAATAAAACTATATCAACAAATAACAAATTGATTGGTGAATTGGAGAAGAAGCTGGATGTTACAGGGCTTACTATGGTCCAACTCCGAAAGAAAGCTAAAGACCTTCGCCAACAGTTGGATCAGACAGTAAAATCAACACATCCGGAAGAATATGCCGAACTTGAAGCGGAGCTTGCCAAAGTAAATAATCGGATGGAGGAACTTAGGGGTACAGGGAAATATGCCCAGCAACAGCTGACTGCATTTGATAAAACAATGAATATGGCCAAAACTGCTGCTAAAGGTTTTATAGCTGTGCAACTTGTCAGATACTTGAAAGATGTCGGAATGAAATCCTATGAAACTCGTAAAGAATATGCCCGCTTTGAAGCGACTCTTCGTAATGCTACCGGCTCTTCAGAAGAAGCGGCAAAGGCAATGAAGATGTTGCAGCAGCTTGCTAAAGATACGCCGGCCAGTGTGTCAGAATGGACTGAATCATATATTAAATTAGTTAACCGTGGAATTAAACCGACTACCGATGAACTGACAGCAATGGGAGATATCGCAATGTCCCAAGGCAAGGATATAGACCAGTTTATTGAAGCATTGCTTGATGCCATGACGGGTGAGAATGAACGTTTGAAGGAATTTGGTATCACCGCTTCGAAGAATGGAAAAACTACTGCATATACGTTCAGGGGTGTAACTACTGAGGTACAGAATACGGATATGGCAATTAAAAACTATATTCTGTCATTGGGTAAATTACAGGGAGTACAAGGTTCTATGGCTACCCAGATGAATGAGCTGGCTGGCTTGGAATCAAATTTAGGGGACCAGATGGATTCTATCTATAATAAGATAGGAAAGAAACTTGAACCGGCTATCAAATCCTTCATGGGAACTTTAGGACGTTTTATGGGGACAATATCAAAATCCCTTGATTCTTCTGGCGAAAAATTTGATGACCAGTTGAATAAGGTTGTTTCCCTGCAAAATGGGCTGCTCCCTTTGCTGAGCCGATATGATGAATTGAAAACTAAAACAAGCTTAAGCGCACAAGAACAAGATGAATTAAACCAATTGATATCCCGTATCGCTCAAATAATACCAGGAGCTGTTACTGGCTTTGACAATTATGGAAGGGCTATATCTGTGAGTACTGATTATGCCCGTGAGTGGATAAAAACAGAAAAAGCCAGATTAGCCTATATCAATAAATCACAAATTGAAGAGCGCAAGAACGAAAAAAAGAACATTGAAGAAAGGATAAAGAGTCTGAAACGCCAAGAAAGTATAGGAAAAAGGCTTTATGGGGTTGATAAAGAAGGAAATGCAAAACATATTGCTGTTTATAGCGGGGGGATGGGATATGGACCTAATGCGGAACAAATAAACTCTAGAAAGATGACTGCGGATGAGCAAAACAAGTTCAAAGAGGAGATGAAGTCATTATATGAGGAATTATCAGGAGTTGATGCGGAACTTTCTCGTTTGCAGGGAACTACTTTAGACGATATGATTAAAACTCAAACAGAGATGATTGAAAAACGTAAAAGTTTTAATGAGATGAATAAAGAATCTCTTTCCGCTTGGATTGATGATGAAAAGAATGCAACAAGCGAGTATTTGATCATGGCCAAGGAAATTTATAAAAACCGTTTTCCAGTAACTCCTATTGATCCTGATGCAGCGGAAGAAGAAGCTAAACGAAATGAAAAAATATTGAAGGAAGCATTACAGAAGCAGACAGAACTTTTTGAACAACAAAAAATAGAGTTAAAACAACGTTATTTGGCGCATAATGACGAACAATTACAGACTGAATCTCAATTTAACAAGGCCATGGAAGATTTGACCTTGCAGGATCTTAATGCCCGTCTTAAAATAATGGGGTTGGAGGTTTCACAACGCCAACAGATTGAACAGCAAATTTTGGATATTCGTATAAAGGCACTTGAGGATTTTCGTCAGAGAAAACTTGCGATTGAAACAGAAGAAGAGCAACAGCGTGTGTCACTTAATAAAAAATCCATGGATGAAAATAAAGAGTGGCTTGATAAGCAGTTGGCAGATAGGCAGCAACATCATAATGATCAGGTAAAAATAATTAGTGACGCTTTGAAACAGCAAGTGGATCAATATAAGGAATATGGAAGCCAAATGGGGGAATCATTAGGTAAAGTTTTGTCAGGTCAGGAAGACATGCTTTCCGCTTTTGGTAATACCATGATTGATATCCTTTTTGATGTCTTATCTCAAATTATAAATCAAAAAATTGCGGAAGCTACTGCTGTAGCCATTGCGGAACAGGCTAAAGCGGCAGCTATTAGTGCTGCTCAGCCGGATTCTGTTGCCACTTTTGGGGCGACCGCTGCTGCCCGAACCGCTATTATCAGTGGCTTGATCATGGCTGCTTTAACAGCTGCAAAAACAACATTAAAAGGTTTGCTTGCTAAAAAAGGCTCATCTACCACGTCGGGAACTACATCTCCGAATACATCATATACCCGTGTTCCCGGTAGACAGTCCGGAGGATATATAGATGTCACTCGTGCCCAAGATGGAAAAGAGTTTCAGGCTGTCTATGATCCTAAACGTCGTGGATTTATAGACAAACCTACTGTCATAGTAGGAGAAGGTCCTGCCGGATCATCTAAGGAATGGGTAGCTAGCAATGAGGCGCTGAAGAATCCTACCATTGCACCCATATTGTCCATTCTTGATCAGGCACAACAGGCCGGAACTATTCGTACTTTGGACTTTAACAAATATCTTCGGGCAAGAACTGTAGGGAAACAAGATGGAGGACAGGTTTCACCAATAGGAAACACGCCTTCAATGGTATATGCTGATCCTGTTTTTATTCAATCTGTAAACAAATTGAATGATATTCTGTCCCGAATTGATAAAAACGGTGGAATACATGCATACACTATTTTATCTGAATTTGAAAAAAAACAAGAATTGAGGAATCGTTCTAGAAAAATTGGCTCAAAATGAAGATTATTAATACAAAATCGGGAAAAGCATATCAGCTTGTTCCTGAAACACAGCTTGAAATTGAAAAAACAAATCCTTTTTTTAACGATTATGGTGAGCAATCTCTGCCGGTAAGTTTGCCTGATAGTCCTTATAATCGTGATATTCTTAATTTCCCGAATGTTATACAAAGAAAGGAAAAAGTACAGTTGCTTGATGCCTCTATTCAGGACGGAGAATATTTTGTTCCATGTCGTCAGGCGATATTGAGTGTGTCCCCGTCTGAAAGCATTGAGACTTCGTTTTATATAAATGAAGGAAGTTTTTATAGCAAATTGGAAAATACTTATATTACAGATGTGTTTGCAGATGAAACAGTTGATGGGATTAATACATTGGATCAGGCCATATCTTATTTAAAACAGCTGAACACATCCGGAGGAGATGAAATGTTCTCTATTTTTCGCGTTAAAATTAATGATGATGATAATGACAATCCACGATATTTGAATGGTAATGATGGAAGGTCCTCTTTATTTTATAATGAAAATGATACAACTGAATATATTGATGGAAAGACAATATCTGTTACTCGCGGATTTTATATGACACCGTTCATTAAGGCCAATTATGTCCTTAAACGTTTGTTCGCTCATTTTGGATATACTCTTCTTGATAATTTCTTTACGAAAACGTCTCCTTTCCCTGATATGGTTTTCATAAACAATGTTGCTGACGCAATTGTGACAGGAAAAATTCGTATTGATCAGCTGGTTCCCAAAGTAACTTGTAGTAAGATTCTGGATTTGTTTCGGCGTAAATTCTGTTGTGAGTTTATTACCGATGAAGTTAATCGAACTGTTGACGTTATAATGTTTAATGATTTAATGTCTGATAAGGCGGATGTGAATCTTTCGTCATCTTTGGTTGGGAAATTGAGAGTTGAATACCCGGATAAATATAAGCAGCTGATATTGGAGGCAAAAGATTCTGTTGATGGAACTATTGAAACTTTTGATTCCTTGGAACTTATTAAATCAAAATACCCAACTGCCATATTTAATGAACGGCAAGGATATTTTATTCGCAACGGCTTTAAAATAAGTACTCGTTTGTCCAGTATGATAACACCTACCACTGAAATAGTGGCTGATTGTGGTCAGCGTTATTATGAAGGAGGTGAATTTGAGACATATAAAATCGAAGTTCCTGAATGTATACCTTCAGCTGGGATGTATATTGGTGAAGTGCAATATCTTAACTCTTCAATGAAAATCACCGGAACAGATACTGCTAATGAACCTTCAGAAACAGAAACAAATGCGTCTTCTAATATGTATGTCATGCTTGCTTTTGCTCATAAAGAAGCGGATTGGAAGTTTACTGAAGGTTCTGTGAGTAATTATATATATAGAAGATCCGGACGTAATGAGATAAATTATAAGTTCTCAGACTTTGCTTTGGTGTATAATGGGCCTTATGGGATATTTGAAAAGTTTTATAAGGAATATGACAAGTTGTTACGTAATTCCATGCATACTGTTAAGGCGGATTTGTTGCTTACCCATCACCAGAAGATGACTCTCTCATCTTTTAAAAAACTTGTAATACATGGTGCGGAATTATTGCCTAATAAGATAAACTATAATCTTGGGCTTAGAAATGATCCGATAGAGTCTGAATTATACACTACCCAGTTATATGAGCCTGTATCTTTGCCGAAAAGTATTGAAGATATATTTCCTTCTATGGATACGGGTTATAAATGGGTGGGCAAAACCTCTTATAAACTAATATCAGAAGATGAATATAATTCATCCCCATTTAAGGATGCAGAGATTTCTCCATTTTTCCCACCTCCACCTACTGCTGATTTGGTAGGGAAGAAAATGTATGTGTGCTATACGGCTGGTATATATATATCACAGAATTGGGCTTTATATACATTTTGGTTAGAAGCCGTTCCTAATGCAAATAATTGATTGTCCTTTCTATAGATCGGACTAACTTTTATTTTTGTTTTCAAATATTAATTCAAGATTTAAATGACTGTATTAACTCAACCGGCATCATTCTCTTTATCAGGGAATATTGAAAAATTCAGGATAAGTACGACAGAAGAATTTTCTTTTATCCTAAAAAAAGGAACAGAGGAAATTTTGTCATCCGTTTATTCTCCTGGAAAGGACCATTTGGTTACTATAGATATCCGTGAAATTGTAGAGTCTAAATTATCTTTTCTTTTGAAGGACCAAAGTGAACCTTATGTCCAGGCATCTATATTTGCAGACTTTACAGCTGTGATTGATGAAAAAGAGATATCATTCCGTGTGCTTCGGGGCGGTGTTGATCGATTGGCTACATCCGCTAAAAATTTTGTTACATCTAATTTCCTCACTTGGCAGCCACAGATAAAGCCTGTCACTTATTATACTCCTGAATTCTTGACTTATTATGCAACGGTTGACGGTAATGTATGTGTTAAAGCCTATTTTCCCCAAGAAGACGGAGAAGTCACTTCGGAAATTAAAACTGTTTATTCTGTTTTGGCAGGCAATGCTTATTCTATTCCTGTACAATATGCGGTTATCATGGCTCTGTTTGGATCACGGTATCCTTCTTTCTATGATGTTTGGGTAGAGAATTCATCCGGAGACAGACTTACTTATATACAGAGATATGTAGCGGATGGAATAAAGTCTGAGCAGGAACAATGGGTACTTTTTGAAAACTCGTTGGGCGGAATAGATACCTTCCGTGCTTATGGTCAGTCTGATTTTACAGGAGAACATACCCATAATATAGCGGAAATAGATGAAGAATTCAGTGAATATCGTATAGATACGACCCGTTCTTTTCAAAAATCTACAGGATATTTGGATAAAAATAAGCGAAAGTGGTTACTTGATTTTTTCCCTTCTAAAGTCAAATACATATATTTAGGGAATTATCTCCGTCCTATTGTTGTGACGGAAGATAATACATCCTACACAGACAAGGAACTTCCTTCGTCTTATACGTTCACATACAAATATGCTGATGCTCGTCCATATCTAAATCTGTTGCGAACTGACCAGCTTCCCGATGAGTTAGATATAGATATTCCGGATCTTGGTTCTTTTTCCATACCCCCTCGGATTGTTGAGTTTCCTTCGCAGCCTTTGTCCGAGGGGGTGCTGATACCGGTTCAGAATCCTTATTCTGAAAATTGGGCTACAACAACGGCTGGAGCCATTTTTGCGTACATTCTCAATAATATATCCGAAAACTACGATGGTCAGGGAGGCATTGGGCATATTCATCCAAATCTTGAACTGATTAATGCTATATCTTATTTGGATGGATATCTTTTAATTAACGGTAAAAAAATAAAAGCGGGATGGGCTGATCAACTTTCGCCGGATAGCTCTATATATAAAATGTTTATTCGTAAGGATGAGGAGGATTCTACAAATTTCCTGTTATCATTATTGGGCGGAACTGTCATTAAGAAATATGCCAAGTTCGGTGATTTCGTTACTGGTGTATTAGGTGGATACATAGACGAAAAGGGCAATCTTGAAATGGAAAGCGGTGTATTTCGTAAGCGTTTGTTTGTACCTGAAATAGCTTATAACCGTACAACCTATTTCAAAGGACGTATGGTAAACTCCCCCGGTGGTGGTTGTACCGTATTGTCATACGTGGATAACGGCGATGGGACCTACACCATCACTCCCGATCTGACGGATGCGGACGGATTGAGCCAGTTTGTTGATGATATCCTTACCACCTATTTTGTGACTAAGAATAGCGAAGGCAAGCTGAACGGCTTTGAAGAAATGAAATTCCGGGTGACTGCCGCAGATTATACAGCCAAGAAGTTTACTGTCATTCCCCGTCCGGGGCATTCTGACTGGAAACCTGCCGAGCAGATGGTATTGGCACAAACAGGTAACTTTACGGACCCGGAACGTCAGACTTATATACTTATTGATTCCGTCAACGGAAACAACTGTATTACATTCTTTGACAATGCCAACACTTGGGACCCGGAGCCGGCACAGATGCCTGCGTGGTTCGGCAAGAAAAAAGGCATGACTGTAGCCGGTATTAATGCGGACAATTACTCAGCCGTTCTTCAGAACATCATCATGACCGGGCTTATCTTTCAAGTTGATGAGATCACCGGACAGACAGTGCGTGTACCCTTGGACAAGGGTGAATGGGTTGCAGGGAAGTACGCCTACTATGACCGGGTGTCACATAACGGGGCTATGTGGCTATGTGTTGATGATAATGGAACAACAACAGAACCGTCAGATGATAATCCGGCATGGCTGAAACAAGTGGCGGAAGGGCAAAAGGGTGATCCGGGACTGTCTGTAATAGGTGGAGGTCATTGGGAATCCGCCAACACACCATATAGTGCCAATACAATGGTTACTCTTGCCAACTGTGTCTTTTTATCCAAGGTGGAGACATCCAATCCTCCCATCAGAATATTGCGTATCAAAGGCGGCAATTTCTTAAGAAAGAAGGACGGTGGTTATTATCTTGCCGGGAAACCTGCCGACTGGGAGGTTAACGAAGACTGGGATATGCTGCTTGACGGGCGTGAACTGAAAGGTGAGAGTATCAATTTCCTTGGTGAATTTGCCACGGCTCCTGCCAATCCGAAAAACGGTGATTCATACCGTAACACGACTGACCGTGCTACCTACATCTATCAGGACGGAAGATGGCAGCTCATGATATCGGACGGAAAAGACGGTAAGGATTATGAGTATATCTACACAAGAGGCAATATCATAGACAATCCTCCGGCAAAACCGGACAGCCAGCAGAAGGATGATTATATCCCTGAAGGCTGGACGGATGATTTTGTAGGAGTGGACGCTGATCATCAGGTTGAATGGGGTTGCAAGCGTTTCAAGGAAAACGGTGTATGGTCAGAGTTCAGCACTCCTGCCGTGGTGCATCGCTGGAGTAAGGACGGGGAGAATGCCATCATGGCGGACTTTGATAACGAGATGGTCAATGCAGCCCTTACTTCAGACGGGAAGGTCGTGTCCTCACAGACTTGGAATACAACTGTCAGTATGTGGTATGGAACGGAGAAGCTCACGCTTGACAGCATCACCTGTACACCTGACACAAATCTTCTGTGTGCGACAGACAAGAATACGGGAGTGGTGACAATATCGGTATCTGCCGGAGCTACTCTTGCTGCGACAAACACGGTGAAGATCACAATCAGGGCTACAAAGAACGGGCAGCAGTATTCCCGTGATCTGACATTCACTGTAGCCGGGGTCCGTGGAGGTGCGGACGGTTCAGATGCCGTGCTATACAGTATAATCGTTTCTGCCACTTCTGTAAGCAAGGACAAGAATGGGAACTACAGCGTGTCTTCCGTATCATGTTACAGGCAAAAGTCAGTGGGAGGCGTGATATCCACCACAACGGACGGTACATTGAAATACAGCATAGACGGTGGAACAGAAACTACCATAAACAACAATACAGCCATATCAAGCGGAAACTTTACGAAGACATTGAAGTTTATCTTTTACGTGAATGACCAGATAGTGGATGTTGAAACCGTTCCCATGCTTGTAGATGGTAAGGATGGGGCTGATGGTGAGAGCATCACAGCAGCCGGTCATTGGGAATCCGCCAATACACCGTATGCGAAGAACAGCACAGTATCGTTTGCCGGAGGATCTTACTTAAGCAAGGTTCAAACTTCCAATCCGCCACTTCCGCCTCTTCGTGTGAGAGGTGGAAGTTATCTAAGGAAGAAGGATGGCGGTTACATACTTTCTGGGAAGAGATCGGATAAGGCTGTCAACTCCGACTGGCAGGAAATGACTTCCGGTGTTGAACCATCTCCATCATATTGGCTTGACAGCCCGGTAAGCACAATAAACTTTACCAGTACGGGCACACCGTCACCGTCAGCGTTTGTCGTTACCATGAAACAGAATGTAGGCGGTAATGTGAGCGATACGAACAGGTTTTATCTTGCTGCACGCAAATACAACGGAAACTGGCTGGCTCATGTAGGTGCTACCCTAAGCAATCAGATATCCGTTCCAGCGACAGCCGGATACACCCAGTTTGCCGTCCGGGCTTATAAATCAGTTTCCGATGCGAACGCATGGAATAATAATTTTGTCGCTGAAAAAGGGGTGGGTGTTGCAAATGATGGTGCCATAGGAGCAACCGGAGCAACAGGGGCGTTTCCCCGTGACAGAGGTGTATTCGCATCAGGACAGACTTATGTCTGGAATGCGGATTACCGGGATAAGGTCATATATCTGATAGGGGGAGTTTATTATAATTTCCTTGTAAAGAATTACGGTGCTTCCGTTACCGCTGCACCCACATCAGCCAACGGAGATTCCAACTGGGAAGCCATGCAGAAGTTTGTGAATATCGCTACTGATACCTTGTTTGCCGATGGTGCTAATGTGGCCGGATTCATGTTTAAAAACAATGTGCTTAAATCCCACAACGATGAAGGTGAAACTCTTCTTATCAATGGCGTAACCGGGTATTTCAAATGTAAGAATGCAGATATCACCGGCGTGATTACGGCGGATAGCGGACGTATCGGTCCGTTCTCCATCGCTTCGGGGATGCTGTCCTCAAAAACTCTTTATGAGAATGAAACCAATCTTTATGTCGGCTTTAAATTGTCAGCCGGGCAGATTGAATTTTATAACGAAAGGACATTTGCAAACGTAAGAATCGGGGGAAACACGCAGTTTGTCACCATTGAAGGGATTAAGTATGATGCTGGAATTGACATACAGAGTCCAAATGCCATGATCGGAATGCACATCAAGACTCCGAGCATTCCTCTATTCGTGGAGGGGGGTAACATTTTCCTTCATCCGAACAATGACAGTTATGTGTCTCTTCATGGCATAGTGGGGAACTGGAGGAACATATCCGACAGCACTTCCCTGAATAACAATGATGACAATGTGATGTTTATTAATACGGGTAATATAGAAGTGACACTTCCTCCGGATGTTCCGGGACATACCATATACTTCAAACGTATGAGCGGCGGAGTAAGATTGACAGGAGGACGGATCCTGCCTGCTCCCGGAGGACAGGAGGTGTCTTATATTGATTTGGATTTTGCATCCGGCTTCATTAAGTGTATGGGTAATTATTGGGTTATGTTTTATTGCGGATAATTTAAATATAAAGTATGAGAATAAATTTTGCACAATTTCCTATTTATGATGGAATAAAAAAAGAAAAGCTTATAGCCAGTAACATCACTGAAGCCTTCGGTGACTGGATATACAAGAACGTAGCGGGCTTGAAGGCGCATCTCCTTGCGGAGAAAATCTTCAAGTCGACTGTAGATGGTGTGGAACTTGACGAAGAGGAGGTGGATATCATAAGACGTTCTACCCCTATGTTGTCCGGCTTGCTGGCCGATTCGTTGAATGATTATCTGGATAAAAAGAAGGAGGAACAACATGAAGATTGAGAATTTGGAACGCGCCAGCCAAATCAATGACGAACTGGCGAAACTGAAGCTGGCTAAGGAAACGTTGAATAACGGAGGCTATGTCCGTATCTACAGCAGCGCCCGGTCAAGTGCCGGATGCGTGGAACTGGATATAGCAAACTTCAATGGCGAGGTGAGCACGTGTATTGATAACCATATCGCTGAACTTGAATCTGAAATAGAAACGCTATGAAAGAATTATGGCAATTAATCAAGATGCTGTTCTCAAGCAAGCCGGGTGATTTTGATACTCCTGAGCTACTTCCCATGAAGCATTATCCTTTCAAGGGATACCGTTTCATGATGTGGTGCGGACGGATGATATACCGTGCCGAGAACAAGGAGAACATAGATAGGTATATGCAGACCTATGCGGGTAAGGAAAGCCTGACGCACGAAACCATACACCTGCGTCAGGCACAGGTTATCGGCTCATGGGTAAAATACTACTGGCGGTATTTTGTCGAGTGGGTTAAGGGAAACCCTATCTGCCATCCTGCGAGTTCGGCATATTATACCATTCCGTATGAAATCGCCGCGTATGCTAATCAGGATAATCCCGATTACTTAAAAAACTATACGGATGATTCCTTTACTCGTTACAAGTTGAAGCATAGAAAGCGTATTTACAAGGAGCATCAAAAAGATTGGAAAACTTATATAAGAACTTTATAAAAATTGATATTATGAGTAATTTGAATTTGGAAAATATAGTTGGCTTTAAAGCTGTGGATAAAGACGGCAACGAACAAAATGTGACAGTAGATGAAATGGTGGATATGGTTTCCACAAGAATGGTTATGGCTTTGTCTGAAACTTCAACATTTGCCGCCGCTGCCGCAACAGGGAATGACGTGTATGAGAATGAACTTCCGACAGTGACGGATGCCGCAAATGTAAGAGTTTTACAAAGTAGCGGGGATGCGGCAAAAATGACGATGCAGTCGCTTGCATCAAAACTGGGAGAACTTTTGCCACTTTCGACAAATACTAATAAGGGATTAACAAGGAGAACAGCATATTTTGATTTAATTCAAGGCAAATTATACAAGATAGCATATAAAGAGGAACTATATGTATATAAACCTGTAATATGCTTACTATATGTGCTAAGAAATGGAATATCGTCTTGCTATGTAGCTTCATTAAGTGGGTATCGTAATGGAGTTTCCCATTTTAAATTGATATGTGGAAATGATATCCAATTTAAGCTGTATCAAAAGTTGAATAGTGCTAATTATTTTGACTTCATGCTGGAATGCTCTGATAATTCAGCTGGCATTATGGAGATAAAAGCCATGAATGATTTAACGGTTATTGAAACGACAGAACCATTAAGTGATTGGCAACAAATTGCAACAGAATAATAGCATAAGTTGAGAGCTGGGAGAACTGATACCGCTTGCAACGAATGAAGCAAACGGATTGATGAGTAAAAATAATTATATTAAAATTGCTCAATCCATCACGTCTACCAAATTAATAAAAATAGAATCTTGGGATGGATATTCTACACTTGTATTTATTAGAACAAGTGGAGCAACCGGATTATATTCCATTGATGGTAACTGGGCGGGCAATGCAAAATTAACAAGATTGTCTGGTCCTTTAGGAAAGGATCACTTTAATGCATATAGAGAAGGAAATGGTAATATTTATGTAAAGACGACTACACAGTCAGAACCATTGACTGTTACGTCTGTAGGATCTAATCATGTTTTCAAATTTGAGGAATCAGATAAAGATGTTGATTCTTTAATAGTATTACAATGATCGGGAGGATCGGGTGGCACCGGCTTGTACCGGACCACCCGTTTTTTTATGTTAAAAATCAAGATTAATAGCATCACTTGGAATTGATGCCACTGTTTCTAAAGAGGAACTGTATAGTTGGGTCATCGGGGCAAATAAGATATTAGCATATTGAGCCATTTCAACAAATAATGATATTGAGTTTGTTTCCTGTATGTAGGAAATCGATGATATATATCCTTTTACTCCATTAATGATCTTACAAAAAACTTTGGTTTCGTTCCATATTATCACAGAAACAGCTATTGTAGAAACAGAACCACTAGTGCTACCTACATATAGAAAACCATTAACCCATTCACCGAGTGAACTTATATTACATTTTAAACGACAATGCAAACTATTGATTTTAGCAATATTTCTGCACACTTGATTTTTGGGCATTAGTCCATCTTTTGTCGGTGTTGTAACACCAATCAGTCCTCCCAGGTCGTTCCATGAAGAATATCTATGTTATAATTGTTACTTTAATTTTAGCCCATTTATTGAAAGTAGTTCCATTGTTACCAATAGACCGAATATATATGTATGGATCTGCATTTAAATTGTTAGGAACAAAATACTGAGATCCAAAAAAGCCAGAGTTTACCACAAGTAACGTTCCATACTTATATGCTCCTGTAGGGAAGTTATTGGTTGTGGTATCGTCCACATTATAAACTCCGGCTATAGCTGTGTTGCAGTCTTTTATTGCAAACCGTTTTCTTATCCACGTATCATTTATTCCGATGAGTCCTCCCAGAAAAGGGAAAAAATATGTAGGCTATTGTGTAATATGAGATTAATTTGTAAATTTAAACAAAAAAAATAGCTGTCATGAGTTATTGGATTAAAAATTTGGAATATGCTTTTACGACATTAGTAGATCAAGTAAAAAAAAGTGTTAGCCCTATATCTTTTTTTGATTTTTCTGAATATGTAATTGAAAATTCAGACAGATCACAGAGCACAAAAGAAAATATGAGAGGAACTTTGAAAAAGCTGAAAAAGTACAGGAATGAATTATATTTTCGTGATATTAACTTTGCTTTTCTGCGATCATTTGAACAGCGTTTAAGAGATGAGGGATTAAAGGTAAACACTATCGGAAAACATTTACGGATAACGCGGACTTTGGTAAACGAGGCTATAAATGAGGGACACATGCAATTAAATGATTACCCTTTTCGAAAATTCAAGATAAAGAAAGAAACAAAGGAACATATCTTTCTTACCCCTGAAGAATTTTATCGTATGGAAAGTTTACAGTTATCATCTAATCAGAAAAGGCTCGAAAAGATTTTGGATGCCTTTTTATTTTGTTGCTACACTGGATTACGGTTTTCGGATTTTGTAAGTTTAAAGACAGACGAATTGATAACTCAGGATGGTAAAACTTGGATATCTAAGTATATGTTAAAGACATCACTAAAGATAAACATACCTGTTTTTTTACTTTTTAACGGCAAAGCACTGAAGCTTATACAGCGATATGGGAGCGTTGAGAACTTGACAACTATTGGTTGTAACGCCGATGTAAATAGGAAGGTTAGACAGTTGGCCTCCATGGCAGGGATAAAAAAGAAGATCACATTTCACACAAGTCGTCATACATGTGCTACTATGTTGATATACAAAAGAGTACCTATTACGACTGTGCAGAAAATATTAGGTCATACATCGGTTAGGACAACACAAATATATTCAGAAATTATACCGGAAACAATGATAAGGGATTTGGAGGATGCTAATATGCAGTCTTGTTAATATTTTCTCATAAGCTTATTGTAGACTGTCCTTTTTTGTATTTAAATGTTAAATATTACACAATGTAAGAAAATATATTGTGATTTGTTTTGTTATTATATCACAATGTAGTATATTTGCATTGTGATAATAAAACAACAGGTAATAATAGAACCGGCGGCAACGGATAAGCGGCGTAAGACTATGAAGACAAAAATTCAATTTACAGATTCATACAGTGGTAGAGCAATTAATATAGTTATCAATCTCACTGACGGTGAAAAGGAATACTACTTAAGAGAAGATGACAAAAATGTCATTTATAACAAAATGTCTTCTTATCAGAGAGCAAAAATAGAATCATTCTTTGGAAAGATGAATGCATACTATACCAAAATTGAGATTTTATAAATAAAAAGTTAGGGCGACGAATTTCTTCGCTGCCCTAAATATTAAAATGTGGTTTAAACCACAATGACATTTTTAATGTCGTTTCAATCCACGCACCGAAGTGCGACTAACATCGTTGATGTCCGATGCAAAGGTGCAACTTTTTGAATTAACGAGCAACAAATTATAAATGTTATAAAATATATTAATTATGGCAAGAAGACGATCTATTACCCTAGATCAAGAGTCTAGGGTATTGTCCCTATATAAGGACGGGATGGCTATCAAGGAAATAATGAAGGAAACAGATATAAAGTCTGAGCAAACGATATATAGGATATTGGACAGCAATGGTGTGCCCCGAAGACCGAAGGTTAATGGCGTGAAAAGGATACTTGTTATGATAGAGGAGGATGTGGCAGCTATCTTAGATAAGGAGCAATCGGTATCATTATATGTCAATGAGGCTATAAGATTCTATCACGGTAACCGGCATTAATTATCAATTAATCCTTCATTATATAAACTACAAAGAATCGCTACAAAGATAGATATTAGTTATGATAACATCAACCATGACAGCAGAAGAATTGCTTGACGAAATAAGAGCTGATTATCCAAACGTGCTCACTATCTCCGATGGCAAGGACGATAAGGTCATCCGGATAATCAAAAAATCCGTTCTGTTTCCGGTGCGTATCCACTCTTTTGTCACCACTGTGCGAAAAAACAAGTGGCTGATATTATGGGAGGCTCACAGCAAAAAAGAGATAGGAGACGATTGCCGTATCTCCTTCGTCTGCTACCACGATACCGGGCATGGCAAGTATGCCTATATGCCTACCTTTGTCAAAGGTAAAATGGTTCTTCTTGTGTTTCCTCCGCACATCTTTTCCCGATTTGCCGAGCGGATGGAAATTAACTTTGCAGGCACAAAACTGATGAAACGGTACTTCGAGATGAATAATAGTTATTCGTTTAACTTCTCGACCGAAGAAGTAGATGGTGGCCACCGTGAAAATGTGTTCGCCACCTGCCGGGAAGGCATTGCGATGGGATTCAAGGCTGTAGGGTTGGATGTCTTTCTCTTAAAAACTTTCATAACTTACGATATGTGCAAAGGTGAACAGATAGGAAATTTTGCAAAAAGTGAGGAGTTTCGCAGACTAGTACATGAGGAAATGAGGATTTAA